AATAAGAGATTTCAGTTTGATATATAAACTGAACCATATCCCAATCAAGTGTGGTATCTGGTACAGTTGGTACTGAATGCGATGGTATCGTATGTTTCGCTTTCAATAACTGGTTTTCATACACTGCCAGTTGGCCACTTACATAAGAGTACTGGTAACTATACATCAATGAACCAGTATCATACTTATTTCGAATGATAAACCCTTCTTTTGGTGCATTTACATTAAATTTGTAAGTTTGACCACGGTATAGGTTAATCGTTGGGTTGTTTACCGGATTTCCAGAGGTAGCGTTGAATACAAATGAGTTACTATCTAAAGTAACATCATATTCGCTAACTATATTAGCATTTGCGCCATTAACTGGAACTGACAATGGTCCATTTGGTTCCCAATAATACTCTCTATAGTTAATGAACTTATCCCAAACAATTGGTGGATTCCAAGAATAATGTTCTTGTGATGTAATCAAATCATCACGTTCAACTGTATTACCAAAGAACTTCAATTGATTTTTGAAATCAATGTAATCATAGAAGTTATCGATAGTTCCACTGTTATTGAAAATAACACCAGGCTCTAATTGATACCTACTACGCAACGAGTTGTCAGAATCCAAGTAAATGTCAGAGCCGACAAAGGTTTTCCCATATCGACGACCAACATAACCAACGGTCTTTTCCAATAGACCAGGCTGTACCAATGGGTCAACCACGGCTGACATGAATTTCTTATTTGCATCTGTTTGGAAAACCCCTGGCAATAACTCTTCAGTTTTTCTAATTGGCAGTTGGCTTTTTGGGTATAATTGATCTGTCATAGTTCTAGTTCGTTGTTGTGGTAATTGCAGTCGATGCTGCTCTAACTTCGGTTGCTGAGATTGCTGTTACGATGTCAATATTATCAACGGTCGCACCACTGATTAAGATTTCATCATGTTTACTCTGAATCTCGAATAAACTACCGAATACTTGGTCTGTTTGTCTTGGTACAAGGACAATATTACTAATATCTGGTGATACAGTGTTCAATACATAAGTAGTTAGCTCAGTTAAGAAGAAGCGATCGCCAAAATCCCAATACGCAATATTAAAGAAAGTATTAATCGCGGTGATAATACGAACTTTAAGGTCATTATCGTTGATTGTTTTGCTTGGGTTCTTAACTACTTTGAACTGACCTTGTAATTTAGGATCAGCAGTTGCACCAAATAAGATTTTATACTTAACTGGGTGGTAGATAATCTCATCACTGATTGATTTGATTGCATTTAACTTAGAACCAAAATTGATTCTAAGCATATCACTACTGGGTGGCGTTGGTTCAAGTGTAGTTCCACCAGCTAAGTAAGTTCTAAATGCTTCATCGTATGCACGAGTCATAATAGAAATGTCCATGATGTTACTTACGCTTGGATCAATTCTTCTGCTTGAACTTGCATTGTGCAAGTATTGGAATTTCAATCCTGATCTACCAATATTAGCTTTATAGGTGCTTTCCATTACTAAAGTTTTAGTAGTTTGATTAACTCGTTTTACATAATCTTCGGCTTCTGTGTAGAAGTAAATGAGTTGACCATCAGTATACAATGACAAATCAATACCATTTTCAGTTTCTAATACAACAATCGGTTCGGCTTTAATATCAACCAACTCGAATACAATACTACCCGCACCATCCTGCACTTCTTTAAAGAATAGATAATTACGAGTGGTATCTGGTCCGACAATAATATCAAATGCATCTGGGTTATCAATAACGCCATCACTGTCACTGTCACTAAATGCAAGTTTTACTTCAACATTACTTTCGTAACCATCATCATATTGAACTACGTCACTAATTTCAAATGGAATATCAGACTTCAACTGACTTGTTAAGTTACTGGCTGTGTTAATACCAAGAATCTTAATTGTATCTTTGATTACCTTACCAACTTGATCGTTGTATCGTTTTTCGTGTGAATCAAAATAGAATCGGTTTTGTGCAGTACTACCAAATACATAATCCAATGCTCGTATTCTCACTGAATAACTATCCGCGTCTTTAACAAACGCAATTATCCATGAGGCATCGACATTTGTATTTGAACTATTACCAGAATTAGATTGACTAAAGTTATTTGTTAAATCAATATTTGATGCTGATACAATATGCCACGAGGCATCATCAACTGAATATCGCAATCCAAAATTTAAGTTTTCAAATGCTAGATTAACCATTTCCGTTTCTAATGCAACCGGTAGATCATTCACTAGTTTAGGAACAACTTGCGTTAATATAGAACCTTCTGGTATTACATCATTAAACGAGATAGTTCCCATTCCGTTGGCTAATACACCAACTCCACCATTGGATCCATCACCAACTACTCGGATGACTTTTGCCCAAATTCTATCAGTTTGTAATGGGTCATTGAGATCAAGGTCTACCATCAACCCATTTTTGAATGCCTTACCAGCGATTGCAGTGAACTTAACCATTGCACCATATGAAATATAAGCAAAGTTTCCAGTTCCATACGACAAGCCAACACGTTTAATATCAGAACCTAATTGAAAATAACCAGTTGACAAATTGACATCTGCTGTTTTCAAAACCCAATTTGTTGGTGTAGCTGTGTCAAATGTCTTTTTTGCGAACTTAGTAAGATAAAAGTTATAAACATCAGTACCAGCTAGTGCGGGTTCTACTGACTTTCTAATAAAGTTAATAATGTCGAGTTTATTGTTAAACTTGAATGATAATGCTCTTTCGGTTGCTTCTTTGTAAATAAAACCATCATCAGCAAATACGTTAATTGAACTGTACTTACCACTAACATCGATGATTTCAAAGTTTCTTGAGATACCACTAGATGTTCTGTTAACTGCTTTGATTTTTAAAATGTCTTGTGAACTAGCAAGTGGAGCTAAGTTGTAATCTTCACCTGTTATCATACGGTTTTGTGTATAATAAGTAGCAGGTGCATTGGTACGAATACTATCCACGCTTTCAGTTGCAGATGCATTTGAAACCGTAGATTGCAATGCTAATCCGACAGTTACAGTATGTGCAGCACCAGCCGCATTAACATAAGGAACTGCTATGTTAATACCAGACATTTCAGTTGGTGATACTGAATAAGTAAGTCCATTACTTACTCGATAGAACAATCTGAACTTTCCTTGTGGTAAGTTACCATAAACGCCATCAGCAAATATCAAATCAACTGCATCGTTTTCTTTTGTTGTTACACTGAAAATGTTACGAACACTTCTTGATATGCTATTATACGCAATGTTATTACCAACTAGGTTGGCAACCTGAGCCCATTGATTAGTTTGTGCACCTGTTGAACTCAACCCGAATAACCAGATATCGTCATTGTTGATGTTAGCAGTATCAACTGCTACTTTTTCATTAGTTGTTGGCACGTCAATTGCAAAGTCAGCTAGTTCCAAACTACCTTGTTTGAACAGCAAGAAGAAACCAGAATCTGTACTGCTTGGTCCACTACCATCATTACGGTAAACAAAACCAAGTTGATTACCAGCCAATGGCTGTTCTTCGTAAATGGATTCGCTGTTTTTGAATGAAGTACTGACAATTTCAAATGCCATTGTACGACCGGCAACCGATTTGGTATAAGAATAAATGGGTACATCAGTTGTGATTGTATTAAACCGATATTGGTCTGTTGTTACGCCACCTATGGTTGCTGTACCTTGACTACGACCAAATTCAGTATTAGGAGTCATTGCTGAATTTAGCACTAGGATGAATTGCTCATACCAATTTGAATTGGTTGGGTCGTTCCATGTGATAAGTTGCTGTGCTAAGTTTTTGCCATTACTATCTAATATTTCTTCAGATGTGGTAATAGAAGTGAATTTTAACAACCCACTAGCTGCATTATTTCTTTTTGGTTTATAACTCAGCATCTGTGCGATTCTGAGTACACTTGCTTTTCTTTCTGCTAGTTCTAAGAAGTTTTCACGACTAGCTAAATCGATTCTAAAAGATAATGACTGCCCGAGAAACGCCATGGCATCAATCAATGCCATATATTCAGATGATTCAATGTAATCATTGAAATCTTCCGGGTAGTTTTCTCGTATATAGGTAATGATTACCCTGCGTAGATTTTCAAAATCATAAGATTTGAAATCAGCATTCTTAAAGGTTTGGTATATTCTAGTCCAATCCTCGTTTAATATTAGATCGTTTTGGCGTGTGGTCGTAGTCATCAGTACTCCTTAATGACTATATTTATCCAACGGTTTGCCCAGTTTTTAAACGATCACTGCATTGTTTTTATCAAAATTTAAAGTCATCTGCTCATTGACATTGAATGGCAAATAAGTTAAATTGACTGCGATCTGGATGCCCAGGTCAGTGGTTGTAACAGATACGCTGTTAACTTGCATTCTTGGATCATAATTAACAATAGCTTGTACGTCATCAGCGATCAGTTTCTTAGTTTGAGTCGTCAATGGTTCAAATAACATATCCCAAATAATAGTTCCAAATGCTGGATTTTCTAACTTCTCACCTTTACGAATATAAAAGTGATTGATCAAATCTCGTTTAACCAAGTTGATATCATACGCTTGTGTATTATTTGAGTCGTTTAAGGTTGAAAATCCTTTATACACGAACGCACCATTGTTTATATCACCCATAGATGCGGTATTAGTAGCAACCGTTGTTTGATTATAGAGTTTACTCGCCACGTTTTTTCCCTTCCTTTGATATATCTGTTTTATCTGGTACAACCTTTGTTGGATCTAAATTCTCGTGCATAGACCAAGGCTCGTGCATTGGGATTCTTCTTAGTATGCTTTGTAATGGTTTCTTAGCCTGATATCTATCAGTTTTCCAAGCATTACCTGAACTAGTCAATGGATTGTCATGAACTTTCATTGCTGCAACCGGTGTTGCTTCAATTCCATTATGATGTATCTGGTTGGCAGTGACTATATGATTACCACCATTTGCTATTTCGAAATTGGCCGATGTGGTTATTTGTCCATTTGCACCAATCAAAAGTGTTGTATTACCAGCACTTTCCATATGGATTCCACCTAAACCAGAATCTGCACCAGCACTTAAGTTGAAATTTCTTCCAGCTTCCATGTTAATATCGCGGTCTGCCCGAATATTCAAATCATTTTCAGTATGAATCGAGATAGAATCCCGTGAATAAATGTCAATTTTACCGTTACTGGTAAGTTCAATCCAAGCAGTTCCTCTGGCATTACCGATGTAAATCAAGTCTTCCGAGTTGTGCATCAAGATTTGATGACCTGTTCTTGTTCGTACTCTAAAATGCTCATTATATGGGATATTAGAATCACCTTTACCACCGCTAGCAACAACGTCTACATACTTCATTGGTCCAGTTGATGCTGGTCCTTCTCTTCGTTTACCATCATGCCCATCATCCATGATAAACTGTGTACCACCTAATCTACTTACTGGAACTGCAGATGGTGATTGGCTTTGATTAGACCCAATCTTTGCTTTTTTAGCACCTTTGCGTCTATCGAGTGGTCCTGGGGTTGAGATTCCAAACACCATACTAGGAGCTTCTCTGCGGCTAGAACTGTCAGTCACGCCTCTGATATCATCTTCAACTAATCCTTGTTCCAAGTAACAGGCAGCCATTGGGTGTAATGCCTTTTTTATGTTTTCTGGGTCAGCGATTCGTTCTTTAGTATTGGCTCGTCTATTGACTTCGCCAACGGGTAATGGACTTTTAGTATCAAACGAACCGGAGTCTGATTTGTCCATGTCAACCATCGATGACCCAGCAATACCAGGAACCATATGATTAGCAAATCTCGCTGGTACTGAGGCGAACCAATAACCTTTTGACGCATCGCCATCAACAAAAATAACTAGAACCGTAACACCAATATCAGGTGGAACAAACCACATCCCATAACTTTTCTGAGTATCGTTGAATGAATCTATTGTAGACGATTTATCAGCAGTGTTTTGACCCATATGTTCATGTGTTGTGTACCCAAAGAACGGAGATGCGTACTTTACGTTATATGATTGTTTTTCATTACCCATCTCATTTCCCTGAGATTTAAGCAATGTAACTTCTAAGCAACCCATATAAGTTGGATCTATGTTATTGATAATCCTTGCTTCATAAACACCAGAACCTAACTTGGCTCCTCCTTGCGTATGATCTGCTGGTCTTGAAATATTTGCCATCGTAGTCCTTAAGTTTTAGTACCGTTATCAACATTATATGACGTTGTGGTATGCTGTGGTAAAACACTTCCCATACTCAACGGATCGTTACTTCCTGGTTGTGAATTTAACATTTTAGTAACTCTCGCCTTGTCTTCTGGTTTATATCGATCAATAATATTGTACGATTGCCCAGTTGAGGTTGTTTGTTCCGTTGGTGTTGGAGTGGTTTCTGGTGGAATAGCCAAATTCATTTGTTCGTTCAATGAAGACGGTAATGGTTGATCCCCACCCAAATTAACCATTGCGTTATTCGTCGTATCATTACCAGTTTTAGGTGCATCAACTGATAGTTTTGGTTGTCTCAAGCATGTCAACTTTTGTTTAAAAACGTTGCTAGAAAATATACTTTCACATCTTGTTACTCGGTAGATTCCACTAAAATCGTTTTCTTTCATCGCAACATCATCACTAGCAAATAGATACAAACCACGTGAGTCACCGCCATTGTATGTTGTATTAACATCAATTGGCGATCTAAATCGTAGATAAACATATACCTGTGCATCCTGATAGTTCATGGTGCCATCTTTAGTTTTTAATGTCGAATCAGTTGATTCTTCAACATAATAGTTTCCAATCCCGTGATCACTTAACCAATATGGATCTCCTAATATCTCCAAATTCAACTTAACCATGTCAGCCGTACCAGAGTCAATAAATGCTTGATGGTAGGCTTTTGCAATTTGCATCTCAGTTGTTTCTATACCGGAACCACCTGCTTGTATACCAGAATCAACTGCATCTGGGTTTTTCAATAGCGGTGCATGAAGGTCTGTTAAATTTTCAGGTTTAGAACCAACTTGAAGATTGGTTTGTTTCATCGGCGTGTTGACGATACCACCTTGATCTGGATTTGCTTTTGTTCCTTTACCAGTGTTTTGCTCGGTTGATGGATTCATCGGTTTGAAAAACAGATTATTAACCTCAATATCGAATTTGAGAATATCAGTATTCTTACCGGTATACATGTATTCGTAGCCTTTACAAATATTCAGTTTAATGTGTTGCTCTGCTGTTAGATTGGCAGCTGGGTTTGAAAACATAGCTTGGTCTACTGAATACGGTACAACCCTAAATGTTATTTTTTTAGCAAAGTCATTTGTTACAATATCATACTCAAGCAATTCTACCTGAACATCTATCATAAAGTATTTGACCATACCATTGGTCTTTTTACCTTCTTCTATCGCATTTCGTATGTAAGACGAACTAAGAACAGTTTGTGATATTACATCAGTTACTGACATACCCCCTGGAAATTGAAAAGCTCGTGTGGTTTTATCCCAGGTTACTTTCTTCTTGTCTATGATTGCAGTCTTTTCATCAAATGCTACCCCTGCTCTCGCCATTGGCACGATACCGCCACTACCTTCATTGAAATCGAATGTCGATAACCCAATATCATTCATCAACGTAGTACCACTAGCCGCATCTGTATTACCACCAACTGTCGTAGATTGAGATGATTGGTATGGATTAAACGTGGCTTTACTCGCAGTATCGCCTTTTTTCAGTTGCGATTCTGGGTCTTTCATCGAGGTGTGATCAGCCGATTTTGGTGGGAACTGTATATCAAATATGTTCTTTATCTTACGTTGCCCATTTTTAACAGCACTTGCCTCTAGCTCATTTAGATAATTTACTAAACTACCTTCACCTGTTTTCAATAATTCCGCCACCGATGATTCTTTTGCAGCAACTAACTTTACATCCGTATACAACGTATTATAAAGTCCACTAAATCCAATATGATTATAAGGAACTGCAGTAACTTTATATGTACTACCAGCTTCGTTTGCCTTGAACTTAACTGTAGTCAATCGAATTGGAAAATACTTACTTTTTATAAGACTCAATTCGGTACCATCGTCACCATATCCCTGAAAATCAATCCTCATCAAAAACGGTGCTTCTCCGTAGCTAGAATACCCTGCTTTCACTGCAGCATTCTGCATACTTTCTAATAAAATACCCAACGAATACGGTTCATAAACATCAAACGTAAAATTAGCAGCCGGTGAAACACCGTTCTGCGGTCCAGAAGATATTACATTATTGATGATAAAGTTATCCACAAAATACTCTGGAGTTCCGTGATAAGTATGCACTCTTCCAGCGTCATATCTACCAGCCGATGCAAACACAATCAATCCTTTACCAGCTGGCATCTTTTCCAAATCACCGGGGTTATTCCGATAGGATGCTGGGTCATTGTGCTGTTCTTTAGTTAAACACGCAAATGTGAACAAATGATTAATTGTTGCAAAGTTTTCAAGTATATTTGGAAATACATTAGGTAATTCAGTTGCTTTTGATGTAGCCTTATGGTCTTGAGTTTTCGTTGATTCAAATTCTGGAGTAATTCTATTGGCAATACCCTGCGTGATATTAGCAGGTACTGGGATTGTACCAGTACCAACCCTAGTCATTTGGGTCATTGTTATAGTAGAACCAGGTTCTTGTAACGGAATTGTGATAGCTTCTGCCATGTTATAAACCTAAGTATTTCATTAAATTGCTTTTCTTTGGTAGATATATCGAAACACCTGTTTCGAAATCATAAATTGGATCTTTGATTGTACTCAGGTTTCTCTGAACAAACACCCACCATAGTTTTGGTGTGCCATACAAATCGTATGCTAATAAGTCCGGTCGATGCCGATATTGCTGCTCAATAGAATAAACATGGTCGTCTGCTTCTGCAGGAACCGGTCTCATAACCATTAAATCTAGGTATAAGTTATTTTGTGGAGTTGCATACCAAGGCGATAAGTTTGAATATGTTGCCATTATAAGAATCCTACTCCATTTGTTGTTAAATTACCTTTTGCGTAATCAGTTAGACTGAATTGACGAATCGTTGTTCTGTTATATATTGGACTAACCGTAACAGTCACGGTGCTAATAATTGGAACCCAAGTAGGTGCTCCACCGCTCTCAGAATTACAACGAATGTAATTTACCGAATCTTTTAGTTCTACACTAAATGATTTGATGACAACAGGGACTCGATTGAATACCCCTGGTCCATACCCAGATAACCAACATACCACAGGTGGGTTACCGGCATGTGCACCTTGTCCAAAAAACATCTTGGTAGCTGTTTTAAAGAAAGTCGTGGCGGCTAACCAATATTGTGCATCTGTTTCTGTTTCACAGGTGAACTCACCTGAAATTTGAATATCTTCCACTTGGCTATTTTTATATGCTTGTATTGCATAATTGCTATGTGTTATATCAGGATTTGAATAATTTGCTTTTGAGGCTACTGTTATATTCGGTAGATATGGCCAAACAACCCCTCCAGTATTTTCCAGATGTTTACTGAATAAAGGAGAATTAAACTGTTCCCACGGTGCATCGATTCGTACACGCCAATCGTTCTCTGTTCCGGGTGATACAAGAACAGTCGCTCGTTGCTCCGCAAACAATTCTGCACCAGATGGTAAATTGGAACTTCGCTTCATACTTAGTAGATCATTCAAGTTACCAGCCGCTTTCGATAACTGACTAGCAAATCCAGAAATATCACCAGTTGCTAAACTGGTTACAGCAGATAACGCAGTGGAAACTCCACCACCGATCGCACCAACCGTGTTTGTAAGAATATTACCGACGCCACCCAATGCCTCATTAGCTAGGTTACCAACACCAGGAATGATCCCACCAGTACCACCAGATGCCATTGAATCCAAATTAGCCATTTCACTAGCATTAGTGACAGTGTTGGTAGTATTAGAAAACGTTGGCGTAATAGCACTGTTCATCGCTGCCTGTGATGCAGACGGCGGTGCTTGTGATGCAGCTAAATCTGCGAATGAAATTGATGGTAATGCCATGATAAATATTCTCCTAGTAGTACTATTTATTCCATAAAAAGTATGTTATAATAGGTCTTATCGTATTCAATTGGAGAGAGTTAATGGCTGACCACGTAGTACCAAAAGCAAAGTATTTGACAAACAAAGAGTTACTGAAAGCAATCCACGCAAGTAAAAACACTTTTTGTTCATATACCCAACCTGAATTCGGGTTCTATGACTGTATCGTTACGGATATCGGTGAAATTAATGAAGATACAATCAATGATGCTAAACAAAGTCGTGCTACTCGCTTATCAAGAGCAGCACATGAGAAAGCCCAACTAGAAGCTGGTAAGAAAATCCCAGCCATTGAATTTGAAGTAGATTACACCACCATTTGCGAAAATGATTTGGTATTCAGAATCATGACGTTTGACCACATTCCCCTGCAGCCAGACCGTAAGAAAACGGTTAAAACTGTTGCTGATGGTCGTGCTAAAGTAAACTTCCCACCTTTCCAACATTGGAAATTCAATGAGAATAAAGAGTTAGTTTGTGTTGGTAAAAGCCATTGGGATGGTGATGTCGATACTGGTCATTTCAGTATCACAAAAGGTCAGATGTCTAACTTATTAGGTAAGATGTTAATGAAATTGGCTGAAAGATATTCTTCACGTAGTAACGTTCGCGGTTACACGTATGTTGATGAGATGCGAGGCCAGGCAGTACTTCAGTTGACGCAGGTTGCTCTTCAATTTGACGAATCAAAATCATCAAATCCATTCAGTTTCTATACGCAATGTTGCACGAACGCCTTCTTACGTGTGATAAACATAGAGAAAAGAAATCGTGAAATTCGGGATGACATTCTTGAAAGTGCTGGTTTAAACCCTAGTCATACTAGAATGAATTCTGATACCTACGGAGAAAGAATGAATGATGGTTATACTTGGATTGACGTTGACTAAAAGATAATTGTTCTACCATTCACTACTTAAGCCCAGTTAATTCTGGGCTTTTTCTCATCTAACCTGTACTATATATTCACCTGAACTTGGATCATTTTTAACCACAGCAAATCCATATCGTCTACTCAACTGCTGAGTTAATGATTGATACACACCACGTCTATCATTAGTGCCATCATCTTTTGCCGCTGAGTACCCAATATACACAATCTTTGGGTTTTGTTTAATCCAAACCAATGCACATGCTATTACGGTTGATAAAATCTTACGAGAAAAACCTTCTGTATTGAATCCATCAAATGAATCATTAATCTCGTATATTAAAGTAGCATAGTTAGATCTATTTTTGTGAAACAAGATCATACCGGTGTGGTTTTCACCACTTGGTGTTTCAAACGCAAACTCAAAAATATTTGAATCAGTTTGTTTGTATTCTAGTGGAGTATCTAATGCCTCCACTAGATCAATGTTGTCAATTATGTCAAGCAGTTCTCGCATTTGCATTTCTCTTTTCCTTTACTTGTATGTAGATTGCCTCTGGTTCCACGTCGAAGTATTTGTACAATGCACCGCACAACCAACCATCTATACCCAATGCCTCACACACATACCAGTTACCGGTTTCTTCATTTCCACGTGTTTTCAATTCTAACTTATATTTATAGGATGGAAATGGGTTTTTAGAAAAGATACAGAGGAATCCATCGTGTGCATTTGGAATATGACTAACCATAGCGTCAATAATCAAATCAGCACCCGATACAAATGCTTCTTTGTTCAATCCCGTTGTTTCGTCATCAAATACCCATACGCCGTGGTAATTGTAAATCTCAATAATATTGATTGCGTTCATATTACACCTCGTTAGTTGAATGAGCCGTTACTATATAGTATAATAAACCTATAGTCAATACCTAAAAGATAATCAAATCACAATTGACTTCCATTATCTTTTAGTTATAATACCAGCAACTTAACCCAACAAGGACAATGATATGAAAATAGAACCATTTGATGCATTAATAGAGGAAAAATACGGTGTTTCAGTATACGATTGCGATTCAAATACAACTCGTGATCCCATTAAAGAAATGCGAACTTGGTGCATTAATACTTTCGGTGAGGGCAACGTCAGACCATCGCTTACAAATTTCTACTTTCTCAATGAATCAGATAGACTTATGTTTATTATGCGGTATACCGAATAGTCACTTGACAAACCACTACATACCATATACAATTCACCAATCTTAACTAACCTGAAGAACAATATGACAGATAATTTATTCAAGAAAGTAGCAGTATTCACTGATTTGCACATTGGTGCTAAGTCTAATTCAACCACTCACAATGAAGATTGTGAACAATTCATTGATTGGTTTATTGAAACCGCAAAATCCAATGGCTGTGAAGTTGGTATGTTCTTAGGGGACTTCCACCACAATAGAAGTTCACTTAATATTCTATCTATGGATTACAGTGTACGATGCCTTGAGAAAATGGGTGCTGCATTTGAAAAGTTCTATTTCTTACCAGGCAACCACGATTTGTACTTAAAAGATCGTAGAGACGTATGTAGTGTTATCTATGGTAAGTTCATTCCAGGGATTACAATCATTGAAAAACCAATGACTATTGGTAATGTAACTCTTTGCCCTTGGTTGATTGGTGAAGAATGGAAAACTGTTGGTAAAACAGGTGGTCGATATATCTTTGGTCATTTTGAACTGCCTGGTTTCTTCTTAAACTCGATGGTAAGAATGCCAGATACCGGTGAAATTCGTAATGAACAGTTCAAACCATACGAACTTGGATTTAGTGGACATTTCCATCAAAGACAATCTAATGGTAATATCAACTATATTGGTAATGCGTTTCCACATAATTATGCGGATGCTGGTGATGATGCCCGTGGTATGATGATTTTAGAATGGGGTGGTGAACCTCAATATCTTTCATGGCCTAAACAACCTACTTATAGATCATACAAGCTAAGTGAAGTTATCAGTGAACCCGATAAGTTGCTTAAAGAAGGTATGCATTGCCGTGTAACTATTGATATTCCTATTACATTTGAAGAAGCAAACTTCATTAAGGAAACTTTCATACCGCAATACAACCTTCGTGAGATGCACTTGGTTCCTTCTAAAGCAGATATCAATCCTGACTTAGCTCCAGTTGATATTAGTTTTGAAACAGTTGATACTATTGTTATGAGTCAAATTGAATCAATTGATACTGAATCATTTGATAAGAATTTGTTGATGGCAATCTATCAAGAACTGTAGGTGGTGATAATGAATATGCAAGAAACCTATTTGTTTGAACAGTTTCGTTCTGTATTCCCAGAGATTGAAAAGCAATTCTATATACCGTATGTTCGTAGTGGTTCAAAAAGACATTATCGCTACGACTTCCGGTATCAAAACAAGATAATTGAGTTTCATGGTGACTTCTGGCATGCGCATCCATTACTGTATGCCGAAGACTTTGTTAATCCAACTACGAAGAAAACTGCGTTTGAAACTTGGACTTCTGATTATCACAAGAATCAATACGCCATTGACAATGGTTATTCTTTACTGGTTGTTTGGGAATCTGATTTTAACGCCAACCGACAAGAAGTTGTTGACCGTTGTACTAATTTCCTGTTAACATCAACTATCAATCCTACAATTACTGACTATCATGATAACAATTAAGAATCTTACGATTAAAAACTTCCTATCGATTGGGAATCAAACTCAAAGCATTGCCTTTGACCAAGGATTACTTACCTTAGTTTTAGGTGAAAACTTAGACTTGGGTGGTACAGATAAACGAAATTCAGTTGGTAAAACCAGTATCGTCAACGGCTTAAGCTATGCGTTATTTGGTTCTGCTCTGACTAATATCAAACGTGAAAACCTTATCAATAAGATTAACGGTAAAGCTATGTTAGCTACTGTTACGTTTGATAAAGATGGTGTTGAGTACCGAATTGAACGTGGTAGAAAACCTAATATCTTGAAGTTTTCTATTAATGGTAAAGATCAAGTTCTACAGGATTTAGATGAAAGCCAAGGTGATTCAAGAGAAACTCAAAAGGCTATTGAAGAAATCTTAGGTATGAAACATGAGATGTTCAAGCATATTATTGCTCTGAATACCTTTACGGTTCCATTCTTAGGAATGAAACCAGGTGAACAACGAGAAATCATTGAACAGTTACTTGGTATTACCCAATTGAGTGAAAAAGCAGAAGTCCTAAAGGTTCTTGTTAAGGAATCCAAAGATGCAATCACTTATGAAAACACCCGTATTACTACAGTACAAGCATCGAATGACCGTATTCAACAAAGTATTGAAGCCTTAATTCGTAAAGAAAAGATGTGGAATGAAACTCGTGATAGAGCAGTTGTTTCTATCAACAAAGATATTGAACGATTAAGTCCAATTGACATTGATGCCGAGATTCAAGCACAACGAGAGTATACAGTTTGGCATACCAGTAAGAAAGAACGCGATAGTATTAACTCGTTAATTGCAAAACAATCTACTGCCGTTGAACGAGAAGAACGTGTTCTTAAGTCACTAGAGCAAGAGTTAGTTCACTTAGCAGAACATAAATGCCATGCCTGTGGTCAAGAGTTACATGACGACAAACATGAACAGCTATTAGCTACTAAAAGTGAACAATATCAAGCTAGTGTAAAGTCAATTGCTTCACATAAAGAAGAATTAGACTTATTAGATGAAGCTATCATTACTTTAGGTGAGATTGGTCCTTGCCCAACTGTTAAGTATGATACCCTAGAACAAGCCTTGAATCACAAGAATACAATTGCTTCACTAGAGAAAGAGTTGGCTGGTAAGTTAGCTGAAACCAATCCGTACTTAGAACAAATCGAAGACTTGAAAACGACTGCAATTCAAGATGTTTCATGGGATAAAATGAATGAATTAGTTCGAGTTAAAGAGCATCAAGACTTTCTCTATAACTTGTTAACTAACAAGAATAGTTTTATCCGTAAACGTATCATCGATCAAAACTTGGCATTCTTGAATCAAAGACTTTCGGTTTACTTAAGTCAATTGGGTCTACCACATCAAGTAGAATTTCAAAATGATTTATCTGTATCGATTACCCAATTAGGTCAAGATTTGGATTTCTACAACTTATCTCGTGGTGAGATGAATCGTTTAATCTTGTCGTTAAGCTGGTCTTTTAGAGATGTTTGGGAGAACCTATACCAACCAATTAACTTGTTATTCATTGATGAGTTGCTAGATTCTGGTTTAGATTCATCTGGTGTTGAATGCAGTATCTCTGTTCTAAAACAAATGACTCGTGAACGTAACAAAAATGTGTTCTTGATTTCACACAGAGATGACTTAACTAGTAGAGTTAATCACGTGCTGAAAGTTATCAAGGAAGGTGGGTTTACTCATTATGCCACTGACGTGGATATAGTCTAAAAGATAATTGAATCTACTAAGCCCAGTTAATTCTGGGCTTTTTGTTGTCTAAAAGATAATAGAAAAACACTTGACATTCGAAAATAATCCACTATAATACGCACAACTTAAACAAAACTGCGGTAAATTGGCATGAACGTTGAAATAGCACCAAAAGAAACTGAAGTAAGATTAACTTGGGACGAAGCTAGAATGTATTCATTTTCTCTTAATATTGATGGTAAAACAGGATGGCGGTTGCCTGACAAAGATGAACTGAATGAAATATACCAAGCTAAAAATGATTTTGAAAAATGGTATTACTGGTCCTCTACTGCGCGTATTGTCAATCGCGCATGGAGTCATTGCTTCGCTGGTGGCTCCAGGGGCTACCACAGTAAGAACTTCAGAAACGTCTACGTTAGAGCAGTAAGAGATTTTTCATGAACTTCGAAATAGCACCAAAAGAAACCGAGATCCGAGCAAATTGGTATGATGCCAAGTTGTATTGTTTTGCTCTTAATATAGTTGGTAAGACCGGTTGGAGATTGCCTACCATAGATGAATTAAATGCGATATATCAATCAGATAATGATTTAGAACCCGATGGGTATTGGTCTTCGACCGAGAACGATGACGGTGGTGCATTCGTTAAGTACTTTTTCGATGGTTACCAGTACTCAGGACTTAAGAATAGTGGTCATGGGTCGGTAAGAGCCATCCGAACAATCTAACAGTTGCGATCCATAAACCAGTAAAATCCCACCTGATAAATAGGTTCACTACTAACCAAAACAAGTGAACCTACTATGACCAGCAAATCAAAAAACAAAGGCAATACATGGGAACGTGAGATTGCAAATCACTTATCCTCCATTTACAATCTAAAATTTTTGAGATGCCAAGGTAGTGGTGCCTTTGTCGGAGGTAAAAACACACAGCGAAAAGCCGTATTAGATGCTGGTCAAATCCAAAGTTTCAAAGGTGATATTATCCCACCAACCGAATGGACTTCCTTTAATAGTGAAGCCAAGAACTATGCAGATTTTCCTTTTCATCAATTATACTCAGGTGAAGTCAAACAACTTGAAACTTGGCTAGGTCAATTGGTTCAAGTGGCAGATCCAAATGATATGAATATTCTCATGTTTAAGATCACACGTAAAGGAAAGTACGTTGCGGTTGAATCCAACAAAGGATGGGACTTATCACACCCTCATACCAATTACACCTCAGTTAAGTTTGGCAACTGGCAAATCTTTGATTATGATTCTTTTTGGCAATATAATCATCAATTAGTCAAGCAATTAAGCACTATTTCGCCAGACTAAATATCATTTTATTCTTATCAAATGTAATATTATGAAAGACAAGGTAATCGTATATACTGATGGTGGATGTATTCCTAATCCCGGAAAGGGTGGTTGGGGTGCTGTACTCATGTGCAACAACAAAGAAAAAGAACTCTTTGGTGGTGTAGATGGTACTACTAATAACCGCATGGAACTAATGGCAGCAATCCAAGCATTAAATGCCTTAACCAGACCATGCGATGTCACAATCTATAGTGATTCAAAATATGTTGTAGATGGAATCACTAAATGGTATCCTAATTGGATTAAGAATGGTCGTACTAATTTCGTTAATCCAGACTTATGGCATGCACTGGCTGCAGCAGCTAAACCTCACAATGTAACTTGGCAATGGATCAAAGGCCATTCAGGAATTCCTGGCAATGAACGTGCGGATGAACTGGCTATGCGAGCAATTGAGTATTGTTAACTGTTTGTTGACTATTATTTTCTTAATAGTCAACAATAAGTGCTGTTTTTCTCTGCTAAATAGAGTATAATCAATCTATATCAGAACATTACAGAGGCCATCTCAAAATAAATTCACAAAAGTGTTGACAAGGTTCATTAACTAAGTTACAATTAATCATACTAAAGAATTACCCAAAAGCAGTTTACAGAGACCATCTCAAATCAATACCGACACCAAGTCTACTTACACAAAAGCAATTACAGAGACCATCTCAAATCAATACCGACACAAAGTCTACTCACACAAAAGCAGTTACAGAGACCAACTCAAGTATTACCGACACCAAGTCTACTTACACAAAAGCAGTTACAGAGACCAACTCAAGTATTACCGACACAAAGTCTACTCGCACAAAAGCAATTACTCAATTATCTTTTAGGCACCCGCCAAACTTGCTCACCGAATTACTAGATAGAACATAGAAAGGTGAGAGAATTGCTAAGAAAGCCGCGCACAGGCGACCATTACGTGCCCTTAAACCCTGGTCTACTTGAATCACAGGGGATGGAAGTTCCGACATTAGCAACGGAGATATAGTTCACTACCCCACCAGATGAGTTATGGGATATGCCTTCATACAACCCATTTGAACTATAGCAAAAACGAATAACCAAGGCTAAAGATGGGTTGAGAAAACCCACGTCACGTAGATGAGGTAGCTGTTGTTTACGTGGCCACCGTCAGATTAATAAGACTGAGCTCGAGGTACCGGCTGACCGCCTCTGTAATGCTCTACATGCTACTGTGATGCGATGCTTGTACGCAGAACCCTTGGACATTTTAGTTCCACAATTAGAAATGTCCATTGTCCTTTGAATTAACCCGAGTTTTTCGGGTTAAGATGTTCAGCTCCACAACCCGCAGTGAGGGCTCCGCTGGCGCGTCGCTATAATAGATTTAATTATTGATTTTAATAATTGTAGGAGCATATAAGATTAAATGAATTCTAAAAGATAATGTACCTAATAGATACCTGCTTAAGCCACGCGCACATACATTTTTAGATGCATTCGAACCCATACATTTTAGCTGTTTCCATTCGCGCACATACATTTTAGCTTTTTACCAGATGCACACATACATTATAAACTCCATATGAACACATACATTATAACTCTAAAAGATAATTCAATTAATAACTCACATCAATAAGATCATCTATAAGACCATTAATATAAACATCAATAAGATCATTAATAACATCAGTAATAAACATCATCTATAAGACAATCATCTTTTAGTAATCGACATCATCTATAAGACATTCATTGTTACATTATCTTTTAGTATTATCTTTTAGTATTATTCTTTTAAATGGATAGCTACGTCTGGAGTTTATTCAATTATCTTTTAGTAACTAATGGATAGCTACGTCTAGTGGTTTCTATTATCTTTTAGTAATGATCATCAGGTGGATGGGTTCATTATCTTTTAGTGCATTTCTGTGCGTTCATCCGGTAGTTCATCATCTTTTAGTGGGTTCTCAAATAAATAGGTTCCGGTTCATCTCGGGTTTGCTATAAATACTTGCAATACCCCATTCGAATAAGGAACCCAATCAATGAAAATGTCAGATGTAGACGTCTTAATAGAAAGTACAATCACCGAAGCTCCAGTTGGTATGTTAAAGCGCGGAGCTCTAAAAGTTGCCAGTAAACTTGGTAGTCAAAAAGCAGCAGGCGCAGAAGTCACTGCAAACATCGCCAATCAGTTAAAGAAAGATTATTCTCGTTACCTAGGTGTTACTGGTTACGAGCAAGATAAAGAATCACTTGAAGCATTCTTAAATTCAAAAGGTTTATCTGCGGATTCATTGGATTCTGCCATTTCTTCTGTTTCGGCTGGAAGCCCAACTGGACAAGATTGGCGAATTGATACCGGTCCAAGAACAGGTGCAGCTAATGCAATAGTAGAACCAGTTGTTGATATCGGTTCAGCTACAGGTGAAGTACCATCTCTTGATGGTGACAGCCCAATTGAACAAGCCAGAGCTAAACAAATTGCGGCACAACAACGAGCAGTTCAGCAATTAAGAGGTCAACCAGAACAGCCAACTGAACCAGTTACTAAAACAAATAGATTAGCTGGTATGGGTCAAGGCTACGTGCCACCTATCGAACCATCAGCTGAACAACCAGAAATTGCACAACCAGAGCCATCTGCTACTGGTGCTCAAGCAGCATCTGCATTGGGTAGATTAAAAACACCACAAAACCCAATGAAAGGTAGAACTTCTTTAGTTAGTAAGTTAAAAGGTCAGCAAGCAGAACCCGAAGTACCTGCAGCAGAGCCAACTGCTACAAGAGAAAGACCCGGAATCAGTTCACGTGCTGGTAAAGCAGGAGTTGGCCAACCAAAAGCACCTCAATTCAAATCAGTGAGTGCTATGTCTAAAGCCACTGCTGATACAAAAGCAGAATTAGATACTAAGTTGAATGCTATTGATGCAGCTAAAGAAGCATTAGCTAAAAGTCCAAGAAGTCAAAAACTAAAAGATGCTTTAAAACAAGCAGAAGCAGATTATGATTCATTTGTAGCAAGTGAGATCAAGCCAGCTGACCTAAAAGATAAGTTAGCCACCAAAGTTAACCAAATCAAAACAGGTGAAGAACCAACCAGTACAAATTCTCCAGTGACAAAACCACAATCAAAATATGGTAAAGGGCTAGCTGCTGTTGGTAGAGCATCTGAAGATCAACGACGAAAACGAAACGCGGCAATGCCTGCATACAATGCCGCTGCGAACGACTACCTAAATGCCGTGAAAACTGCAAAAACGCAAGATGAAAAAGATGCGGCTACTGCAACTTTTGATGAGTTTAGAAATAAGTTTATTAAGGATTTTGGGTGGGGAAGTGATCCTACTATAAATGATGTTATAATCCCATACCCAACGATACAGTCAACTACTAAACCAAGTACTACACAATCTGGGCAGATGGAATTGCCAACTGAAGAACCTACAGCGGCACCTGATGTCGAAAAAGTTCAATCTGCAGTTGACAAAGCACAAGCTGAGTATGATAAAGTCAATAAAACTGGTATCTCTAAGTCTACTAAAGATAAAAAGTTAAAGGCTTTGAATGCTGCTAAAGCAGAACTTGCTAAAGCCACTGGTACTGAACCCGAAGTAGTACCTGCTCCAAAACCAGTTACTATGAAATCTCCAGTTTCGGCAGTTAAGAAAGAACAACCTGCTGCAGTTAAAGCAGAACCTAAAGAAGAGCCAACTGATAAAATCGGTAAACTAACAGCTAAAGCACAGGAACTTGCTACTGCATTCAAACAAGACCCATCTAACAAGGAATTGGGTAAACAAGCAATGGATGCTATCTCTGCACTTAAAGCGGCTAAAGAAGCCGATGTAGAACCAGAAGATGAAATGGATTACAAACCATCTTCAATGGGTAGTGAGTTTAGTAGATTTGCTAAAGCAATGGCACCCGCTAAAACTAAAACTGCATCAAGTGAAGAAGTTCCACCAACTGAAGATGATGAAGATGCTTGGATGGATCAAGAACCAATACCTAAAGCTAAGAAAGAAAAGGCTGCAAAGAATAAAAAGATGGCATTAGCAGCAAGTGTTGAACATGAGTTCGATTATCTTTTAGCAGAAGCGGCATTTAGCAATAAACAGATTGATAAAATCATCTTGGCTATTACTCAAGACAATATCCGTAAAGGAATTATCAGTATTCCAGGCGTACCGGCTAGAACTCAACCGCAAGCTAGACCTGCTCAAGCACAAGCCCAACGACCAGCTGCTAGTCCATATACTGCTCCATCTACCGGAGGTGCACAATATACGCAACAACGTGAACAGCCAACTGGTAAAAGTCTTGATTTAACTGATTTTAATGTTGAAAGATTGATTGGTGCAATCAATCATTTGATGAAAAAAGAAGAACTTCAACGATACGAAGAAAGACAACTAAAGAAGTTACTAGATGAGTTGAAAACTTTACGTTAAAACTAAAATGCCCTCTATATGAGGGCATTATCTTTTAGGCTTAGAAGAATGGGAGTCCAGTTTTACTAGTCATTTCAAGATTCTCATTGACAATCTCATTAACAATTTCACGCTCTTCCCAGCTTAGATGCATTGCTTCACTATAAGAAAGTCCCCTCATATACCAACATGTTTTTAAGGCTTCCTTCTTGATAGCCCGTGCCTCATCGTCTAATTTCTTTACTGCCTGTAAGATCTCCGGCACGGTTAGGTTTAAGATCTTACTGCGAAAAAATTTGATTGGTCCATCGTCACTGGAAGTAAGTACGGTTCTGAACATTCACCACAAGCAACTTCCTGTGCTTTAATGTCAATCTTTTCTTTTTGTGCAGATAAATGCTTTGAAATCGTATCAAACACATCAGATGGACAGTTGTTTATGAATTCTTTGATAAAAGAAACATCAGAGGTCTCACCACTAGGCGTTACAATCTTACTAATACAAGTGGCAACGATATCAACAGTCAAATCAGTTAGTTTCGTAAAACTTTCACTGAATTTAGCCATTTTCTCTTCATCTGACATGGTATCATCATTGACAATTGAGAAGATTCGTTGCTGCTCTAACGTCTTAATAGATGTATTAGACATCTCACGATAAGAGAATGGTCTTAAATAAACTTCTAAATCACCAACTGTAACTACATCTTGATAATCATAACCATGGTATTGGTCTAACCAACCAGTTAAGTTCATATCAAAACTGTTTTCTTCTTGGCAATGCGGACATACCGAACCAACTTCCATCGAATCACCAAAGGTAGCAATACGAATGGCAATCAAACAAAAGTCAACATCAATTGTTGGCATTTGCCATGGATCAATAATAGCAGGAATACAACTCTTGATAACTTCTACTGTACTCTGACCAGATAACAACGCATCTGGCGTTTTAAACATAATCTCGTCTTTAGCAGTCATTGAGAATACTGGATATTCACCAGATACACTCACATCCAATGACCCAGGTGCATAAAAACGACCACCTGATGGTAATTTAACATAAATCTTAGGCTGACGATAATACGCAGCTAAAGGGTTCTTTTTTTCAACTACGGTTTGCGGTTGTTCCACAGGAAAATCTCCGATAAATACTAATAACTGCACGTATTTAGGTATTGATTTCTTGCACTAAATACCACTATTTTTGGACTAACTCATGGCAAACGAAGTAATTATTAACATTCCTGGCATCGGCGATGTTGTAGCGGAAAACGCTGCGACTGAGGCAACCTTACGCGATATTCTTGCTGCTATCAATTCCAATGGCGGAATAAGAGGAGGTGGTGCAGGTAATACAGGTGGTGGTTCTAATGCTCCAGCAGCACAAACACAAAGTACAATGCTTAAAATGGCTAGTACGATGGCAGGTCTTACGAATAGTTTAGTGAAAATGTCCATCTCAGCAGGTGGATTGATTAACAAATTTGCACAACTAGATGGTAGTGTTAACTCAGCAGCATATGAAGTTAGATCGTTAGCAAAAGATATACCAATCGTTGGTGGATTACTCAATGAATTCGGTAATTCATTAACAGCAGTAGCAAGAGCACAGACTGATTTGATTGGTTCTTACCAAAAAGCAACCGCATCCGGTGCAACATTTGCTGGTAGTGTGAATGCATTTGCTGCTAACGCGAGCGCAGCGAGTATGACACTTAGTGATTATGCACAGTTTGTCGCGAGCAACGGCGAAGCCTTGCGAGCCTTGGGTGGTAATACCGAAGAAGGTGCTAGAAGATTCGGAATTCTATCAAAAGCATTGCAGAATTCTAGTAGTGACTTGTATTCATTAGGTTTTTCAACGAAAGATCTTAATGACGGGTTAGCAAAGTATTCACTTAATCAACAATACCTTGGAAACTTAGGTAAAAAATCAAATACCGATTTAATCGCAGGAACAAAAGCCTATCTAAAAGAACTAGATATCCTTGCTAAAATCACTGGACAAACCAGAGATCAAAAAGCGGATGAATTAAACAAACTGAACGTAGATGTTCAATTCCGTGCATTCGTTGATAGTTTAGGTGAACGAGGTGAAATTGCAGGCGGTGCATTATCATCAGCTTTAAGCTCAGTTGGTCCAACCATGAATGGTTTTATCAAAGACATGGTAACTGCTGGTGTACCAACTACTGAACAAAATGCAACGATGTTCCATGCGTTTTCTCAAACCGCAACGCAAGCAGCCGAGTTCGGTAGAGCACTAAAAGATTCTAATGTTTCACAAGATCAACTTGAAAAAATGAAACAACGGATGCTTGAAACCGCAGCAGCCGAAGCTAGAGCATACAAACAAGGTGAAGGTGCTATCCAAGTATTTGGGGCTGGGTTAGATTCACTAACAACTGCATCCGGTGAAATGGCAAAATACGAAGCGAATGCCAGAAAAGCAGCAGCCGATGCACAAGATCCAGTAGTTCAAAAAACAAATCTATTAATAGACGCATATTCCAAATTCCAAACACAAGTAACCGAAGTTGGTAATAAATTTACAACTGTATTAGCCAATTCAGGTATATTCGACTTACTTATCATGGCTTTCACTAACATCACGAAATTTATTGATAAAGTTAGTGTACCTGCGTTTGATGCCTTGGGTAAAATGGTACAAAAAGCAACTAATTGGATTAACGCATCACTTGTTCCTATATTCGATAAACTACTTGGACTTGTTGATTACATACCAAGTATTATGCAAGCAGCATTTGGTCCATTAACTACCTTCGTTGAAAATACAGTAAAAGGCTGGGGTGATAAACTCACTGGTTCATTCGATGGTATGAATATTAGTACCGAAGAATTGGCAAAAACGATAGCAGAATCCCTATCAATAGCAGTCGATAACCTGTATATTGGTATGAAAGAACTTTGGGTCGGTGTACAAATGGGTGCTAACCGAGTACTTTATTTTGTTGGTACGCTAGACCAAGCGACCGACCAAGTAATCCTCTGGGGTAAACAATTAATCAATTCATTCCAAGAATTAGCAGGTGTTGATAGCGAACACCTATTTGGTGAATTGAAAATCGGATTTAAAACACTTAGCCTCTGGTTTACAACTCAACTGGATAGTCTTGGTACCACATTCGCAAGTTTCCAATTAGGAATGCTCAACGTGGTAAAAATGGTTGACCATGCACTTTATTTGATTGGTAATATCGATGTTAAAGAATATACCAGACGTTCAACTCGAACAGATGCGCATATCGCAGAAATAGAAAAAGGTTCATTTAGTGAACAACAAATAGCAGATGCCGCTAAACACAAAGCCGATTACGAAAAACAAAAAGGTTTATGGGATGCTATCCGTGTTTTGGATGGTGATATCATCAAAACCAAAATGGCTACTAAAAATGAAGAACTAAAACAAGCACAAAAAGCACTTGATGACGCAAAGAAAAACAATGCACCAGCAGAAGCAAAACTCAATGAAAGTTATGCCAAATTAAAAGGTGAACTGGGCGAACTACAAAACGAAATGCAACGGTTGGACGCCACTAGAGCAGAAGCTATCTCAAATCTGAAACCAAGTAGCGCGGTAAGTGAGTATGAGAAAACTGCCGGTTCTATTAGTTCACAGGCTTCTGCTGCAAATTCAATGGCAGGCAAAGGTGCAGTATCCGGCTCACAAAGTGCCTATTATAATAAAATGTACAACGCAATCCACGCAGATGCAGTTAAACGAGGATTACCAAACCCAGAAGTAATTGCAAAATTAGGTGCTGCACAAACTTCACTAGAATCTGGATATGGTACTCGTTTAGTTGGAAATAATGCGTTTGGTATTAAAGGTGTTGGACCAGCTGGATCTACTAACGCAATGACTACCGAATATGTTAACGGTAAACCAGTTAGAATGATGCAGCAGTTTAAAAAATTCAATGACGTAGCCGAATCAGCAACTGGGTACCTTGATTTTCTTCTCCAGAACAAACGATATAAAGGTGTACTTGCGTCAACGAACATTGAAGAAGCTATTGCTAGACAAGGACAAACCGGTTATGCAACAAGTCCAACATACGCTGCCGAATTAAGTAAAATAAATGCAGTTATGTCTCGGTCAGGAAACCCAACCACGCCAGTTTCAAAATCAGTTAATACCAGTGCATTGAATGATATAGCTGCAGCAAACAAAGCAAAGCAAGATAATGCCGAGGAAGAAGCACGTACACGTCAGTTTAGAGCAGAAACCGCACTTGCTGAAGAAAAAGCAGACGCAGATAAGAAAGCATTTACTGATAAACTATCTTCTACCTCACCACTGTCTGATCCAGCAACTGCATTCGACCAGTTACTACAAGAAACCAGAACAAGTAATCAACTATTAACGGAATTACTATCAACAAATGAACGTCATGTATCTATAGCTCAAGGGCAAAGTGGTAATCTATATGCACAGTAAAAGATAATAGAATTTAGTTCCGAGTAATGATAAAACGAAATAGATAATATTGGTATAGCGAGCACCGCTAGGTGCGAGCCTAACACAAGTAAAATAACCAAAATCCCAAGACATAAATAGATGAAACATTCAACAGAATAGGATTAATCTAAATGTCTTGGAAAAAACACTTCAAACCAGTTACTATCGACGGCCACGGTTCTCATAGCCCAATCAGCGGCGGTGGAAGACCAGGCCCAGCTAAAACTAACTACTCTAGCTTCCTACCAGATGTCTACGCTGGTACACCAAACCGCATCGATAGATACATGCAATATGATACCATGGACATGGACTCTGAAGTCAATGCCGCTCTCGATATCATCGCAGAATTCTGTACGCAAAAAGATAAAGAAAATGAAACACCTTTTCATACCTCATTCCGTGGACAACCTACCTCCACCGAAGTTAAACTCATTAAAGACTGCTTGCAGAAATGGTGCAAACAACAACAATTCGAAACTCGTATCTTTAGAATCGTCAGAAATACCTTTAAGTACGGTGACTGCTTCTTCTTAAGAGACCCCGAAACTAAGAAATGGTTGTACGTTGACCCAGTCAAAGTTAGTAAAATTATCGCAAACGAATCAGAGGGCAAAATCCCCGAACAATACGTTATCAAAGATATTAACTTTAACTTTAAAAACTTAATCGCTGTCACTCCTCACGGTATCACCAATACCTCACCCAGCGGTACTGCCAGCTATACTTCAGGTGGCAGCCTAGCTAGAGGTATGGTAGGCGATACCGCTAGAGCAACCGGTACCAGATTCCAAAATGCAATCAATGAAATCGCAGTCGATGCCAAAGACGTTGTTCATATCAGCCTAAGTGAAGGTCTTGATAATAACTTCCCATTTGGTAATAGCTTACTCGAATCTGTTTTCAAAGTCTATAAACAAAAAGAATTACTAGAGGATGCGGTTATTATCTACCGTGTGCAACGTGCTCCTGAAAGACGTATTTTCTATGTGGATGTTGGTAATATGCCTGCACATATGGCGATGGGTTTCGTTGAACGTGTTAAAAACGAGATTCAACAAAGACGGATTCCTAGTAGTACTGGTGGGTCGTCTGGTAGTACTGTTGACTCGAGTTACAATCCAATTGCTCAGAATGAAGATTTTTTCCTTCCGAAAACTTGCTTGTCACTTGACACAGCGATAAAATTGATGGATAATCGAGTTTTAACCTTACAGGAGATTATCCATGAATATGAAAACGGTATTGAAAATTACGCATACACTGTCAATCAAGAAACATTTGACATCGAACAAGGTAAAATTGTTTGGGCAGGAGTTACTCGTATGAACACGCAAGTAGTTGATGTATTGTTTGACAATAATCAAACAGTCCGTTGTACCCCTGATCACAGATTCATCATGAGTGATGGTAGCGAAGTTGAAGCAAAAGACCTAAAAGATAATGACGTAGTCATGTCATTATTGAGTGAATTTGTGAAAACCCACCACAAAGTTGAATCAGTTAAATGGTTACAAGAGATGATAGACACCGGTGATATCACAATCGAATCGCCAAGTGACAGTCATAACTTCGCAACTGCAGCTGGTGTGTTTGTTCATAATAGTGAAGGTCGTGGATCTAGTATTGAAACCTTGCCTGGTGGTTGTTTCGCAATGGATACTAAAGTATCGTTATTAGATGGTCGTGAACTATCTATCCGTGATATCGAAACAGAACTAAAAGATGGTAAAACTTTATGGTCTTACTCATGCGAACCATTAACTGGTAAAATCGTACCAGGGTTGATTACTTGGGCTGGTGTTACTCACAAGTCTGCTAAAGTTATGAAAATAACATTAGATAATGGTGAAGAGATTATTGCAACTCCAGATCACAAGTTTCCGGTATATGAACAAGAGTTCAAACGTGCCCATGAGTTGGTAGTTGGTGATAGTTTAATTCCGTTGTATAGAAAATATGACTACATCAATCCTAGTAATGAAGGCAATACTTACGAGAAATTCCATGATAATGTTGATAGAAAATGGAAGTTTACACACCGTGAAGTTGCTGACTATTTCAAAGATGATTTAGTTAAATTTGAAGTACATGATCCTTCGATTGGAGTAGATGAACATATTGTTCGTCATCACAAAAACTTCGATCGTTACGATAATTCACCAGAAAACTTGTGCTTCATGGGATGGAAAGATCATTCTAAGTATCACAGGGATACGAATGCTGAACGCATGCAACTCCTTAAAGAGAATTATCCTGAAGAATATCAACGTATTTGCAGTGCTATCAGCGAAGCTCATCTTGCTAGATTTGCCGCGATGGGTGACGAAGACCGTGCTAAAATTGGTGAAAGATCTGCAGAGGCGTGGGCAAGATGCACACCAGAAGAATACGATAGTTGGTGTGAAAATATCAGTATTGCGTTGCAAGAGTATTGCTCAAACTTATCTGAAGAAGAACGTGAAGCTAGAGCAGTACAATCAAGAGCAGCACGCGTTATTGGTAATCAGAAGTTCAACGAGAAGATGCAAAATGACCCAGTATTTTATGCCCAGGTTGTTGGTAAACGTATGGATCATTGGACTCCCGAAAATCGTGCTGAACGTGCAGAAGTAACTAGAGTTAATCAAGCGAAATATCAACAGACTGCCAAGTACCACGAAAATATCGAAAAGCAGGTGGAATCACAAAGCATTAAGTATTCACATGCTATGTTGAAATTCATTATTGGTCTTGTTAAGGGTAAAACAACACATCAAGTTGGATTAACGGATGTAGTCAATGCGTTGAACAGTGACCAAGGAATGCTTGATGAATTGTACGAGTTGAACAAAGATAATACTACACCAAACTGGAATGTAGCAAACGGTTATACCGAGTCTAATGTCAAAACTCTAGTTAAACAATTTGGTTATGAAAAATGGTCTGATTTCCGTAAAAAAGAAAGTGTCCATAATCATACGATTGTAGCCATCGAATACTTGGATGATGAAATCGAAGTTGGTACATTGACTATTGATCAGCACGAAAAATACCATAATTATCATACATTTGCGTTAAGTTCTGGTGTATTCGTGTTCAACAGCAATTTGGGTGAAATCACAGATTTACGTTTCTTCACAAACAAACTTTTCCGGGCATTGAGAATCCCAGCAAGTTACTTACCTACTGGTATTGAAGAAGCCTCGAATACCGTAGCGGATGGAAAAGTGGGAACTGCGTATATCCAAGAGTTTAGATTTAATGAGTATTGTAAACGACTACAGAACTTATTGGTACAGACGTTTGATTTGGAGTTTAAACTTTGGTTATATTCTCAAGGTATCAACATTGATAGTAGTTTATTTGAACTGAAGTTTAATGAGCCGCAAAACTTTGCAGCGTATAGACAAAGTGAGTTGGATACGACACGAGTGAATATCTTTGCGCAGTTACAAGAGATTCCATATTTGAGTAAACGATTTGCAATGAAGCGATTCTTGGGTATGACACAAGAGGAGATCACAGAGAATGAAGCTATGTGGCGTGAAGAGAACGGACATAAGTTAGAATCATTGGTAGATGGTGCTGGAGAGTTACGTTCTGCTGGGATTTCGCCAAGTGGAATTGCATCGGATATGAGTTCACAAGACGAGCAGGCACCTGAAGGCATAGGTCAAGGACCAGAAGGTGCGGCTGGTGGAGTTAATACTACTCCTGGCTCAACCGGTAATGCGGCACCTGGACCCACTGGTGGCCCAATGGGTATGTAAGCGTAGTATAAATAAGTTTGAATGTTTTGCCCCTGTTTTCCTAGTAATGTTTATTAGGATTCGGGGGTTTTTTATTGGAAGTTGTTTTGTCATTGGCTCGCACCTAGCGGTGCTCGCGACTATAACAGAGTAATGATAAGGTGTGCTCTTGAAATTAATAGGTAATTTGCGAGGCGTGATAACGCCGAGCCAACTGATGATTAATTGACATATAAATGCATCCATGTTATAATTGAATTTTAAAAACCATAAAAACGAGGTGTAAAATGACAACAACCAACCAAATCGTGTATGCAGTTAATGTAGTTTGCAGTGATGGCCTAATAGAACTTGAGTTATTCACTGATAAGGAACAAGCATTAGCATATAGTGATGAAATGGAGAAATTATATGATTCGTCTTGTACTCTTCCTAATTTGCATATTGGTTTTTGGGAAAGAACCATTGACCAAGTAAATCCTACTGGTAGATTGATTCAAGTAAATCCAAATACCGGGTTTAAACCAATCATCGGTGGAGTTAAGGATGGTGATGATTATAAAGATAATGTCACTATTGATTGCACCGAGGTTGACGGTAGACGACAATGGTCTGTCAATGTTCTTGGTGATCACACCGCTGAAGAACTTAAGAACATAATTGAAACTTTAAGCACCCGTACTGGTATTTGCTAGTGGCATAAGTAACAGAGGGCTACTCAGGTAGCCCTTTTCGTTTGAACTAAAAGATAATCGATAATTACTTTAGCGAGCACCGTTAGGTGCGAGCCAACAAAAGCCAACCAATAAATACAGCAACTAGACAAAGGCAGGTATAGCTATGAGAATAAGTGAATTGATAGAAGCAAGGAAAAATCCAGATAAGAATCCAAAAATATCAGTATGGGACTATGTGAATGCTGAATTACCAAAAGCGGATGAAATCGCAGATGTTAGTAATATGTTTGTTAGTTTCACCACTATCGATAAGTTGGGTATCAACCCAAACTCAACATATAATACACCACTAGGTATATACGCATATCCAGGCGAATATGTGCAATACAAAGCACGTTACAATACAAATGATTTACCGTTTGCTGGCGGTAGCGAATATGCTAATGTATTCAAAGTAACTGGTAATATCGTCAACCTAAGTGAACTAACATCGGCTGACGAATTGAAGTATCACCAACAACTCAGCGAAGTATATGCAACTGCAGTGAAACCCCTTGGTGTGTCATGGAAAACTGCAGTGGATACTGTATACGATTTGATAATTGAATCGGACAACAAAGCAAGGGTAAAATCACCGGGTGGAAAACTGTGGTATATAACGATGAAACTTACAACATTACCGACAAGATCGGTGACATATGCTTGGAATACCAAACCGCATATTGCTTGGAATTCACTTTTTCGTCGAATTGGTATCGATGGTTGTATTGATAACGGGGATTCGATTATTCACCCAGTAGAACCAACCCAAGCCGTATTTTTTTCAAAAACCGTAATCAAAAACAACGTTAGATTACTCAATAAGTGGACAACTGCATCGATTAATATGGGAACTGCTAGAGGTATGTCGGCCCAGCATGCAATTGGTAAACTAGCAAAGATGACCGATCAAGAACTCGAAGACTACGTGAAATCTGTTACACATGGTATCAAGTATGTTAAACAACCAACTGAAGAACTACAATTGGCTGCGGTTGGTAGTAATGCTAATTCTATCCAACACATCAAAAATCCAACTGAACGAGTTCAACTATTGGCGATTACTAAAGTACCTTCGACTATAAAATACATCACAAACCCAAGTGAAGCCATCCAATTTGCCGCTGTTGCCAAAGCAGCAATATCAATACAGCATATTGACAATCCAACTGAAAAGGTTCAAAGATTAGCGATTAAGCAAGAGGGTAATGCTATGATTTACTACATCAAAAACCCACACCCGAATGTGTTAAAACTAGTTGGGAAAGTGTGAGTTTTTGGTAAGGGCTACTCAGGTAGTCCTTTTCTTTACCTAAAAGATAACTGAAATTAGGTTGCGAGCCGCGTTAGCGGCGAGCCATTAATACAAAACACTTGACATCCTCTAATATCCCGCTATAATACCCCTAACTTAATCAACCGGAGTAAAACAAATGGCAGAATTCACAATCAAGTTTAGACCCGAGGATTACTTCCCACCTAGAGGGATGAAGAATCGACCACGCTCGCAATCGCTATGGTCTAAGGATTATGGCGTGTACTGGTACATACAACCCTATGAAGAGTTTAATCATAAACTATATAGAAAGTTGTTCTATCTAGGCAATTTTGCACCGTTACCTGTACAACGCAAGTGGGAGCCAGTGTATAACAAATTCATGAATAGACATGCCCCGTATTTTGTGCGATCGGTTTGCAAACGCTGGAGTAGAAAATATACTGGAAAGTTCTTCTAAAAGATAATTGAATCGCAGTTCAACCATGATCTTCAATAGGTAACCCAATGAACTTTCAAATAGCACCTAAATCAACCGAGATTCAAACCAACTGGTTTGATGCCAGATTTTATTGTTTCTCCCTTAATGTAAATGGAAAATCTGGTTGGAGATTACCTAACATAGATGAATTAAATGAGATATACCTTTCAGAAAATGATTTTGAAAAACGTTGGTATTGGTCCTCTACTGAGGATAGTGGCAACGACGCCTGGAGTCAGTATATGTCAAATGGCAGCCAGTACGGCGGCAATAAGAGCTTCGGCGGCACCTACGTTAGAGCCATCAGATCAATATAATAGAAGCGAGCACCGCTAGGTGCGAGCCAATAGGAAAAACAAATGATTGAAATAGCACCTAAAGAATACGAAGCGCCTCTACAATTCCAAGAAGCAAAACTATATTGCTTTTCACTTAATATTGATGGTAAAATAGGTTGGAGATTACCTACTATTGAAGAGTTGGAAAACATCTATACCTGTGTGAATGATTTTATGAAAAACGGGTGGTATTGGTCATCGACTGAAGTTGAAAACGGGGTTTGGTTTAAATCATTTAGTCGATACCCGAAAAACGGACCAACTGGATGGAAAGATATCATCTATTTTACCGAATTTCATACAAATGTAAACTCCTGTTTAGTCAGACCAGTGAGAGACCTATGACTTATTTTTCAACAAAACTTTACCCGCCAACTCCACGATTACCATGTCAACTGTCGGATTCTATGTATTGGAAGAAAATGAGTTGGGAAGAAGCCAAGATGTATTGCTTTTCTCTTAATGACAGGGGTATAATTGGATGGAGATTACCTACGTTATTTGAGTTGAACAGTATTATATTACTAGTATCATCCCCATTAGACTATGAATTTGAGATTTGGTCAGAAGAAAATGGACAGGACATTGCTTGGTTTATGTCTAGTCGGAATAGTCAGAGATTGGCAAGCAAGTATATGGATGATATTTACTGTATCCCAGTTCGAGATCTAAAAGATGATTAATACCACTGAGAAAAACCAAAATGAACTTTGAAATAGCACCAAAATCAACCGAAATACTCGCCACATGGAATGATGCCCGTTTGTATTGTTTCTCTCTTATTATTGATGATAAAACTGGATGGAGATTACCCACTAAAGATGAATTAAACGAAATACACGAATCAGAAAATGATTTTGAAAAACGTTGGTATTGGTCTTCTACTGAGTATAATGGCAACAGCGGCATCTATAGTCAGAATATGAATGGTGGCATCCAGGGCTACGGTGGCGATAAGAACTACGCCGTCGCCTACGTTAGAGCCATCAGGTCAATATAATATCGCGAGCACCGCTAGGTGCGAGCCAATAAGGAAAATCAAATGACAGACGACCAATTCCTGCAATCCTTAAAACTAAAGCCTAAGCCAGTTGAACCAATCGAGGTTTACGAGTCTTTGAATATAGAAATTGCACCCAGTCATTACTGTAGGCAACTGACTTGGGCAGATGCAAAACTTTACGCATTTTCTTTAAACATAGACGGTAAGATCGGATGGAGATTACCTTGTGATGAAGAAATGGGTTGCTTACTTGAGAATCATCCAAGATTTAATGGTTTCTGGTATATGCAATACTGGTGTGATGTAAACAAATCCGGCCGTATAAAATCTAAAGAGTATACTGCGTGGCTGGAACCCACTGGCCTACATTTCCAAACTCGTAATGGCGAATATGTACATAATACCGTCTTTGTCCGAGATCTAAAAGATGATTGAGATATCACCTAAATCATTCGAAAAGCACCTAACCCACGACGATGCTAAATTTTACGTATTTTCACTAGGCGATGGTTGGAGATTCCCAACCGTTGAGGAATTGCGAATAATACACGGGAGTGCCAATGATTTGGAAAACGAGTTGCATTTTACTAATTCCGATACGTTAGTTTCTTTTAGTTATCGGCGTTTCATCAAGTGTTTTGATCGAGATGAATGCGAAGATGATTGTTTTATCAGACCAGTCAGAGATCTAAAAGATGATTAAATCACCATAGGCTACTCCGGTAGCCTTTTTAATACCCAAAATTCACCATAACATTTCACTGTATGCTTGCGAGAGCCGATAGGCTCGAGCCATATCAAAATCACGAGTTTCAAAAGCCTAAATACCGTTAATACTGCCAAATTACGGAAGGCTAAATACAACCATGAAACTACTTGAATTCTTTTACTTTAACGACAATTCCGATGGAATGTCTAATGATCGTCGATATGATGCGACACGGGATAGCTCTGTTCTTACGAAATCAGATACCCGTAAGATTAAATTGACTTTAAGACAAATTAACCAATTGAGATTATCAACCGAAGCCCATGAAGCTGAAAAGCAAGCAGAAGCAGGGTTTATTTCTCAAATGTATTCCAAACCAGTAGATGCCCAACAATAGTCCCGCTTTCGTCTTAGGGAATGGTCGTAGTCGCTTGGCTATTGATTGCTCTCAATTATCAACAAATGGAACTGTTTACGGTTGTAATGCAGTTTATAGGGAATTTGACCCAGACTACTTAATTGCAGTCGATACCAAAATGGTCAATGAAATTGTCTCAACTGGATACCAAGAAACCCACCAAGTTTGGACTAATCCCAATAGAGGGATTCATACTAAAAAGAATCTTAACTTCTTTAGTCCACACAAAGGATGGAGCTCAGGTCCAACTGCTCTTTGGTTTGCCGCATCTAATGGCCATTTGAAAATCTACATCCTTGGTTTTGACTTTCAAGGCATCGATGGAAAATTCAACAATGTCTACGCGGATACATACAATTATAAGAAGAGTAACGAAGCTGCTACTTATTACGGTAATTGGGTTAACCAAACACAACGGATAATCGAAGAGTTTAAGCATATTAAGTTTACCAGAGTTGTTGAAGATAACGCGTTTAATCCTGAAATCTTCGGCAATTTAAAAAACTTAAATACAGTTAGTTATAGCGAATTTCACAGCATATTTCCTAATATAACGCGAAATTAAGCAAAAAACAAGCATTTTGAATACATTCTTTTCAAGTGCGTTAAATATCAACACAGACTTATCAAACCCCAAAGGAGAACACTGATGGCAAACTCATCCATTCTTGAAGAGATGTTAGAACATCTCGTTAATGAAAACAGAACACAAGCGGAAGAATTATTCCACGACTACGTTGTGGCTAAATCACGCGAAATTTACGAATCTTTGTTAGAAGAATCTTATTCTGATGACGAAGCTGGTGATGACGAATACGAAGAAGCATTCGATTTCGGTAAATCAGCTAACGATGACGACTTCGGCGATGACGAAGAAGAAGGCGAAGACGATGACCAATTCGGCGAAAAAGAATTCGGTGACGAAGAAGAAGGCGAAGAAGGTTCTAAAGAAGAAATCTTCCAAAGTTTAGATGAAATCGTTGACGAATTACAAGCTAAATTTGACGAACTTCGTGGCTTAACTGGTTCAGATGCAGCTAACGATGACGAATTCGGTGGTGATGCAACTGACGAATTGAATACAGAATTCGATGACTCTGAAGACGAAAACGAATCTTTCGAATTAGAAACAGTTCGTGAATATGTTGAAAAAATCGGTACTGTTAAAGGCGGCGACAACGGCGCAAACGCAAAGTCTATCGTAGCTGGTAAAAATGACATGGGCGGTACTACTGCCAATTTAAAAGGTGGCACATCTGAAACTGGTGGCACTCAAGGTGGCTTAGTTAACCCTAAAGCACAAGATTTGAAATCTGGCAACATCAATGTTCCAGGTGGCAAAGCAGGCGATGCTTTCAAAAAAGCTGCTGCTCCTAAAAAAGCAGACGATGGCGCGAACTCAACTAGCTTATTTCGCAACAAACGATAGGAAGCTAACGTGAGAACTCCCTTAACTGAACATCTGAGTTTTGACCAAGCACATATCGTTCTTGAACACTCAAATGAAGGTGACCAAAAATCTTTGCATCTTAACGGTATCTGCATCCAAGGCGATATCAAAAATGCAAACCAACGGGTCTACTCTTCTCAAGAAATCGGTAAAGCTGTTAAAACTCTTAACGAACAGATCTCAGGTGGCTACTCAGTTTTAGGCGAAGTTGACCACCCAGCAGACTTACGAATTAACCTCGATAGAGTCAGCCACATGATTACCAAAATGTGGATGGACGGTCCCAACGGCTACGGTAAACTTAAAATCTTACCAACTCCAATGGGTAAACTTATCGAATCCATGCTAGAAGCCGGTGTAAAACTGGGAGTTTCAAGTAGAGGGTCTGGTGATGTAGATAACAACGGCTATGTCCAAGGTTTTGAAATCATTACCGTAGATGTCGTCGCTCAACCTAGCGCACCAGGTGCCTACCCAACTCCCGTTTATGAACATATCATGAACACAGCCGGTGGTAATACCGCTTTACGTATCGCTCAAGAAGTTCAAGGCGACCCAAAAGCACAGAAATACATCTCAGAGAGCTTGATGCGCATCATCAAGGGCCTGAACTAAATACACACAAGAGAGGAGAATCACATGCAGGATTTTGTAAAACAATTGTTTGAAAACAATGTGATTTCCGAGGATATGAAATCGGAAATTGAAAACGCTTGGGAAAGTCGAATTCAAGAAAACCGTGATCAAGTCACTGCCACTCTACGTGAAGAATTTGCTCACAAATATGAGCACGATAAAGCCTCCTTACTAGAAGCTGTCGAAAACATGATTTCAGATAAATTAGCGTCTGAACTTCAAGATTTCGCTGAAGACCGTCAAGGACTTATCGAAGCAAAAGCAAAATATGCTATGAAAATTGCTAAAGATACCAAAGCCATGGAATCTTTCGTTATGCAAAACCTTAGCAAAGAACTTGCCGAACTTAATGAAGACCGTAGAGCAGTAGCCGACAACGTATCTAAATTGGAATCTTTTATCGTGGATGCACTAGCGAAAGAAATCGCAGATTTCCACACAGACAAAAAAGACTTAGCCGAAACTAAAGTTCGTTTAGTTAGAGAAAGTAAAGCTAAGTTCGAAGAAGTCAAAAAAGATTTCATTGCTCATTCAGCAGCTATCATCGAAAGCACCGTGACCAAAGGTCTTCGTGCAGAAATGACGCAACTGAAAGAAGATATCGAATCAGCTCGCAGAAATGACTTCGGTCGCAGAATTTTTGAAAGTTTTGCCAGCGAATACGCAGCTAGTCACCTTAACGAGAAATCGGAAACTGTTAAATTGATGCAAGTCATTCAACAAAAAGAGATCGAGTTGGAAGAAGCAGCAAAAATCGTAGTACAAGCTAAACAACTCGCTGAAAGCAAAGAAGCTCAAGTACGCGTTCTTAAAGAATCAACTCAACGCAAAGACGTTCTTAACGAACTTCTCGGCCCATTAGTTGGCGACAAAAGAATCGTTATGAGTGAACTGCTCGAATCGGTACAAACAGATAAACTGTACGCAGCTTACGACAAATACCTACCTGCCGTCTTAGATAGCGGTGCTAGAACTTCTCGTAAAACTCTTACAGAATCTACAGAGATTACAGGTAACAAACAGGTACCGTCTTTCAGTGAAAAGACTGCCGAACTCACAGACATCCGCAGACTTGCGGGATTATCAGCTTAAGGAGAACATATATGTCACAATTATTAGAATCACGTTGGTCAGAAACCAAAGAAGCTCTTTTGGAAGGCTTACAAGGTACCAAAAGAACAGTTATGGCAACTGTCCTTGAAAACACCCGCAAACAATTATCAGAATCTGCTACTGCAGGTGCTACTTCTGCTGGTAACGTTGCAACATTAAACCGCGTTATCTTACCAGTTATTCGTCGTGTGATGCCAACTGTTATCGCTAACGAATTGATTGGTGTACAACCAATGACTGGTCCAGTTGGCCAAATCCACACACTTCGTGTGCGTTATGCTAACTCTTTCACTGGTTCGGCTGGTGGTTCAACAACTGCTGGTGACGAAGCATTATCACCATTCAAAATTGCTGAAGGTTACTCTGGTAACACTAATGGTAAAGCCGATGCAACTGCAGCGAAAGAAGCGGTAGCTGGTAACCAATTAAGCATCCAAATCTTGAAACAAACTGTTGAAGCGAAATCACGTAAATTGTCAGCACGTTGGACTTTCGAAGCTGCACAAGATGCACAAGCTCAACAAGGTATTGACATCGAAGCAGAAATCATGGCTGCATTAGCGCAAGAAATCACTGCTGAGATCGATCAAGAAATCTTAACAAGTTTGGCAACTTTGGCTGGTACTAACAACCTTATTGCTTGGAACCAAACACAAGTTTCTGGTGTTGCTACTTTCGTTGGTGATGAACACGCTTCCTTGGCTGTTGCTATCAACCGTGTTGCAAACACTATCGCACAACGTACACGTCGTGGTGCTGGTAACTGGGCTGTTGTTTCACCAACTGCTTTAACTATCTTACAATCAGCTACTACTTCAGCATTCGCTCGTACTACTGAAGGTACTTTCGAAGCGCCAACCAATACTAAATTTGTTGGTACATTGAACAGTGCAATGAAAGTTTATGTTAACACATATGCTGCAAATGATGACGTGTTAATTGGTTACAAAGGCCAAAACGAGAGTGACGCAGCGGCTTTCTTTGCGCCCTACATTCCATTGATGTCAAGCGGCGTTGTACTCGATCCAAATACGTTCGAGCCAACCTGTTCATTTTTAACGCGTTATGGCTACGTAGAATTAACAAACTCGAGTTCGAGTTTGGGCAACGCGGCCGACTATTTGGGTAAAGTAACTGTTGCACAGGCTTCTTTCTTCTAAGTCGAACGTTCTTATACGGCTTACCAAAAAAGCACCTTCGGGTGCTTTTTTGTTGCCTATCGAAAAGATAATTGAAAAATAATACTTGACATCGTTAAAACTACGTGTAAAATGTAAACGTAACCTGTAATTTTAACAACAAGAGGAAACCCGATGAAAGAGTTAATTGAAACTTTAATTAATCAACACCCTAAAACGTATTCGGCTATGATAAAAAGTAGACCTGAAATGCACAAGTGGGTAATGGAAAATAGCACTGCTACAACTGAACATTTACCTACTCACATATTCAGTGCGATTAACGGTGTATCGAACGTATGCCCACACGGTAATCATAAGAAATTGAGTCGTTGGGGTGACGGTAGATTGACTAATTGTGGTCACGTTAATAACTGTGTATGTACTAAAGCGGAACATTCAGAAAAATCAAAAGCTGGATGGGGAACTTTAACTGACGACAAAAAGGCCGAGATGAAATCAAATAGAGAGAAAACCATGACAGCAGTGTATGGTTCGGCGTACAATTTACAACGCGATGAAGTTAAAGAAGCACGTTTCGGTAAATCGTTTACTTCCGTTGATACGGCAGATAACGATTAGGACTACAAAAGACCATGATAAAAGCATGGTCTTTTTCTAAAAGATAATTGAAAATAATAGTTGACACGTCGCTGCAGTTGATATATACTACGTATACACTAACAAAAACGGAGATTACAATGAATAACATTATAACCACATTGAAAGAAATAGCAACATATCCATCTAAAACAATTGGCTCTCGTTTACGGAATAAACCGGAGTTGATGGCATATATTACAGAGTTCAGCACACTACACGGTACACGTAAAATCAACGAAGCAATGTACTGTATCGCAAATGATACCATACCATCAAGATGTGCGTGTGGTAAAATTGCAAGGTTTGAAACATTTGATACTGGATACGCGACTTTCTGTTCGTTTAAATGTCCAGAAAAAGGAAAAGCCCATTCCTCTGTTATGAGCAAGGTTTGGGAAGATGAGGAAAAAGTATCTGGTATGCTTGAAACCAGAGATGCCACAATGTTGGATCGTTATGGGGTGAAAAGTGCGATGAAGCACAAACCATTCCGTGACAAATTCAAGTCAACAATTGCAGCTAAGAAAGCTGCAGTACTTTCTGAAAAACATGGAGAAATTTATGACAATACGTGAAGAACTTGAAGTTCTAATTAAAACAACTGGCGAGCGTCAGTTAGCGGCTAAACTTGGTAAGATGCCACATATTATGAGTGTGTTGCAACCTTGTCACGGTGCGAAAGTTCCAGAGAAGTTGTACAACTACCTTAACCCTAACGCAGTTAGAGTTTGTCAATTTGGTAATAACCGCAATTTTGTATCATTCCCTGATGGTTACAAAAACTGTGGTAAAGCTGGTACGTGTAGATGTACTAGAAACTCGGTTAGCAATAGTGTAATCGCAGCTAAGAAGTTAGTCACACCAGCACAGCAGCAGCTGACTAATGCAATACGTGCAGCTACCAATATCGCTACGTATGGTGTTGCTAATATCGGGCAAACGCCACATGCTAGACGAATGCATGCTGCATTTTATGCGGATAAAGGTAAAGTAGCACTTGCAACTGCAAAAGGAAAGGCAACACGTTTAGCACGATATGGTGATGAAAATTACTCAAATCGCAAGAAAGCCGCGAAAACATTCAAGAAACGTTATGGTTCTGACTGGTGGGCTAAACGCTTAAACAATCCACATATCGTCACTTTGCATAATAGGGACGAACTTGAAAAATTGTTTGATCAATTCACAATTCAAGAGATTGCAACCATGTTGGATGTAAAACCAAGCACGGTGTGTAGAAATTTGAATTCAATGGGCTTGCGAGATCCATTTAAGAGTTCTGAGGAAATGGAAGTTGTAAGGTTTCTAACAAATATTGGTGTTACCAAAATCGTTAGAAACTCAAGAAGTTTACTTGGTAATCGTAAGGAAATCGATATCTTCTTACCAGATTATGGTATTGCAATTGAATACAATGGCGTTCATTGGCATCATACTGAAATCGATCACATGTATGATATGTACCACCGAGATAAGTTTCTCGATGCTGAAAACAAAGAAATTAAATTGATTTCACTGTTTTCAAGTGTGTGGCATGCGAAAAAGCCAACCGTTAAAATGGAATTACTTAACGCGTTGGGTTTGAATGATGACAAGGCTGACTTGGTTGATTGTGAACTGGTTATCGTTACTGACCAAGATGCCAGTGATTTTCATGAGACCTACAATGTACTTGGTTATGCAGGTGGTACATTGCATTATGGATTAATCAGCAACGATGAAATTATCTCAGTGATGTCATTCACCGTTACTGGTTCTGTGCTAGAACTTACAAGATATTCATACAATACAGTAGTTGATGGTGGAGCATCAGCTATGCTTGATCAATGTATATTTGATGCAAATCCAAGTACTATATTTTCATATACCGATAATGAATGGTTACGCGGTGATATGATGTCTGAACTTGGATTTACTATGAACGAAGATGTTGATCCTGTATGTTGGTATTTAAGTGATCGTAGTTCAATTTTGTACAAAACGGAGAGTGAATTCGAAATTGAATTCGAAGCTGCCTCCGCGACCAGTAAACCAAAAATGAAATCCGTGTGGAGTTGCGGATCTCGTAAATGGGAACTAGTGATTTAATCTTTTTGGTAGGGTGTTAGCGCACCCTACCTTTTTCTAACCTTGGAATTATATTATATGACAATTCAAACAGAAGTGCCAACCTTTTTTTGGGATGCAGCAACAAAATTAATTGATGACTATCGAGAAAGTGATCAACCACTACCAGAATTTGACTGGGTTGATGAGGATGAATGCTTCGAACTTGCAATCGCACACAATGGATACAATATACAATTTGTGAAAGAACAAACTGATGATTTGATTTACAATGCACTTATGTCACGACCATATTCGTTGAAGTATATAACAAATCAAACAGAAGAATATTGCAAATTGGCGGTTGAGTGCAATGGATTGGCATTGAAACATGTTAGAACCCAAACTCGGGAAATCTGCATGATGGCTATTAAGAATAATCCTATGGCGTTAATGTTTGTTCATGACCAAGATCCAAAAATGGTGGAATATGCGCTTGAACTAGATCCATGCGCGATTGGATATGTGAAACACAAAACTCCTAAGATGTGCATGGATGCGATCGATCGTAACACAGAAGCATTCCTCAGAATATACAATCCATCACCAGAAATGTGCTTATATGCCATACGGAAAGATTATCGGTTGTTCGGTAACGTTAAATTCGATAAAATACCAGAAGGTATTATCAAAGAACATCTGAAAGTGATACTAACACAGGCTTTACTTTCTATCCCCAAAGAATGGACTAGCCATTACAAAGGTAATTGGTGCTTTTATGGTCTTTCATATGATGCAGGATATGATGTATATCAAGATCATGATATTTAACACTTCATCCAAAAGAAAGCACCCTTCGGGTGCTTTCTGCATTCTAATCCCATGACAATCCCATGATAAATCCATAAACCCACAATTCCAACCATAATAAATACCAACAACACTAAAACAGAGGGTATATATTATGGATATTGAAGAGATCTTATATTATTATTTTGACGAGAATGAAGACGATGATTTGACAATTGACTTTCATGACTGGAGTGATCCAGAGTTTTGTTATTATGCGATGTTATGGAATGGGATGAATTTAAAGTATGCTGAGTATCAGGATGCAGGTATTCGGTATGCGGCGGTAGAGCAGAATGGAATGGCTATACAGTATGCGAAGAAAAAACCGCAGTATCTTTGCCATATGGCTGTGCAAGATGATGGTATGGCTTTGCAGTTTATAAAGAAGCAGGAACGGTATATTTGCAAGTCTGCGATTCAGAATGATCCAAGGGCATTTAGGTTCGTAATTAAACAAGATGAAGAGTTATGTAAGTTAGCTATTGAGTTAGATCCAAGAAATATTAGATTTGTCAAAGAAAAGACACCTTTGTTATGTAAGTTAGCGATTGATACAAATCCATTTGCTATTTTTGAGATTGAGATGCCTTCGGTTGAGCTGTGTGCATATGCGGTTATGCAGGATTTGAGAACTATAGGTGCTGTGAATAATTATAAATTAGCGAGCCCGTGGAAGGAGTTTTTCGAGCATAATCGATTAATGGCTATGATGAAGTTTGGTGATAAGATGCTTAAAGATGGTAAAGATACATGGAGTTACAATGGAATGATGTATGCACCTGGCCTTGGCATCCCTGAATATTAAGGCTAAATACCGTATCTAAGTAATTATGCAGAATCCCTCTGCGTAGACCTAGAACGTCAACTATAAGGAGAAAACAAATGGGACGTCCGTTAAAAAGAGATGTGAATGGTATTTTAGTATTTGGTACATATACCGGTGATGCAGGTATTCGTTGCGAAGCGTATATTGGTGGAAGTAATCAAAATGACGTGTATATTGTACGTCAACGTGGTGTAAGAACTTATTTGGTACACGACACCAGTGCGGGTACTGAAGTTATCGCACGATTGGTTGCTGGTACACCTGCTGCGGCTGGTGAAATGAGATTAACTGGCTATATTGATGGTGCTGATACACCAGTTTACTTGAGAAAGTTAACTAAAAAATCTGCGATTGATTTTAACAACAACAAGTATCGTTGGGAATTGACCAACTATGCGGATTCAACAGCTGATCAAATCAAATTGACTCCATACGTATAAGGAGTAAGCCATGGGACAAGTAATACAAATTAATGGTGATTATACCATAAAAGCCAGACGAGCCGGTGGAGCTAATGTCATGTTTGACACAGGCGAGCAAATTGGTTCAGTAACTGTTACTGGCGATTTGCATGTATTGGGAACAACTCATACATTTAACTCTCAGGTGATTAGTGATGTAGTGCTTGTCCTAAATCGTGGTGAAACTGGTACTGGTGTTACTTTACGAAGATCTGGACTTGAGATTGATCGTGGATCGTTGGATAGAGCGGATTTCTTATTTGATGAGGATGTTAACGCGTGGACGGTAACTCATAAATTAACAGATGGGACTTATAGTTATGCAGATAGTAATCTTCAAGTACGCAAAATATTAACAGATGCTAGTACTGACAATGGCGATTTGACTTTAATTAATACTGGTACTGGTGTGGTTAAAGTTGCTGGTACTAATGCGTATGAAACACGAGTATTAGATTATACTCGATTAGCTTCGGTAGCAATAACGCACATTGAGCGTAGTTCTACGTTGCACATGATTACGGTAACTACTGCTACACCGCATGGATTGGCAATTAATGATTATGTTGATATCCACTGTGCTACGTTTCCTGCGTTTAACGCGTCTGATAAGATCATTCTTGATAGAACTGATACAACGTTTAAGTATGCGGATAACGGTGCTACATTTGCTATTACTCCGGTATCTGGTTATGTAATTAAAAATTCGTTGATGTGGATTGATGGGTCATCTTACGTTCCAACAGATGATTACATTCCAAGTATGCGAACAGTATCTGATTACTCTCGTTCATTGGTTAATGCTGCTATTAGTAACTTTTCAACTAGCCATATCGAAGATCAGAACAGTAATGTTTTAGTATATGATTCAGAAACTGCAGGTGGAACATCGTATGTTAAAGTTACAGTAGATGGTATTGAAAAGATTAGAGTTGTTGGTACTGGTATTACAACACCTGCTTCTACATTTGATTTATTGAATGAAAATGCATTGACTGTAAACTTTGCAGGTGCTGGTACATTGATTAATGTTGGTTCTGGTACTACTGGTACTACAACTAATTTGAAAAATGCTACCGTTGTTATTGGTAATGGCACGGTTTCAGCCATTACAACACCTGCTGCTACTTTTAATTTAGTTAATGATACAGCAACTACAGTAAACTTTGCTGGTGCTGGTACATTACTCAATATTGGTTCTGATGCAGTTAGTACAACTACTAATTTGAAGAATGCGACTCTTAATGTTGGCAATGGTATTGTTTCTGCCATTACAACACCAGCCGCTACGTTTAGTTTGGTTAATACCAATGCTGCTACAGTGAACTTTGCTGGTGCTGGTACATTGATTAATATTGGTTCTGATGCGGTTAGTACAACTACTAATTTGAAGAATGCGGAAGTTAAGATTGGTAATGCGAATGGCAATGCATCATTAACAACTCCAGCTACTACCTTTAACTTAATTGATGATACCGCAACCACAGTGAACTTTGCTGGTGCTGGTACTGCAATTCGTATCGGTGCTATTACTGGTAAAACTACAGTTCGTAATCCAGAGTTATCTGTTGGGAATGCGACTGGTGTTGGTAGTTCATCTGCAATAACTACACCATCAGAAACATTCAATTTGATTAATGGTACTGCATCCACGATTAACTTTGCGGGTGTTGGTTCAACCATCAATATTGGTTTAGCCACTACTGGTACTATTACAAATTTAAAAAATGCGGAAGTTAAGATTGGTAATGCGAATGGTGATGCATCATTATCAACCCCAGCTACTACTTTTAATTTGATTGATTCGATTGCAACAACCGTTAATCTTGCTGGTGCTGGTACAACTATCAATGTTGGTTCAGGTACTATTGGTACAACCACTAATTTAAAGAATTCAGTTATTGCGGTTGGTAATGGAACTACTTCGTCAATTACAACACCTGCAACTACATTTAACTTAGTCAATGACACTGCAACTGCAGTTAATCTTGCTGGTGCTGGTACAACCATTAATGTTGGATCTGCTACGGCTGGTACAACCACTAATTTAAAGAATGCGGTTGTTGCGGTTGGTAATGGAACTACGTCGTCAATTACAACACCTGCAACTACATTTAACTTGGTTAATGGCACTGCGACTACTGTGAACTTTGCTGGTGCTGCAAACATAATTAATATTGGTGCTGCATTACCTGGTACAACAACAATCAATCACGATTTGGTTGTTGCTGGTACGTTAACGTTTAATGGCTCAAATACCATTAATGCATCTACTATTTCGGTAGTAGACCCATTAATTTTCTTAGCTGATGGGAACGCGTATGATTCAGTAGATATCGGACTTTACGCAGCCTATAATGTCGGCAGTCCACCAAACCCAACACACCCATACACTGGATTAGTCCGTGATGCGAGTGATGGTATTTGGAAATTATTTAGTGGGGTTACCGATGCGCCAGGAATAACAGTTGATTTCACTAATGCAGTTTATGATAAATTAAAAATAGGTGACTTAGCAGCAGTAAAAGGTGTATTCACCGGTGATGTATCTGGTGTTAAAGGAACTTTTACTGGTGATTTAGCAGTTGGTAGTACGTTCAAGGCGACTGCAACCACTGGTGATCTTACAGTAAATGATTTAACCGCAAGAAAAGGTACATTTTCTGGTAATGTTTTGACAACTGGTAATATTACAGGTGTAACAATCACTGGTGCTACAATCTCTGGTACTACATTTACTGGTATTTTACCTGCGATGATTGGTGGTAATGGTGTTTATGACAGATCGACAACTGATCAAAAAATTGCAGATGTTGCGGCTGGTTTAGCTGCTGGTGATGTAACGGTGACGATAACGGGAAATACTGGTAGTAGTGTAGATCTCGCGGCGGCAACTGGCATTTTACCAGTACTACATGGCGGAACTGGCGCATCCGCAGCGACAGGTACCGGAAATGTTGTATTGGCTTCTAGTCCAGTATTGACTACCCCAACGATTGGAGTTGCCACAGCAACTTCAATTAACAAGGTAACAATAACACAACCCTCAGCTAATGCCACACTGACATTATTCAATGGTTCAACGTTAGCTACCAATGGTGCTCATTCGTTAACCCTGAAAACAACATTGGATACAATTGCAACATTTCCAGCCGGTGATATTACAGTTGGTTACATTGACATGCCACAAGTTATCCAAAATTCGCAAGGTGGTCCAGGCTTAACGGATGTTGGTAAACACTGGTTCCATACCGATTCTGGTGCAGTAACTTATTACATCGATGGAAATGAACCGTTCCCAATTGGTAGTGTATTGACTTTTATTAATGATAGCGGTGCTGGTGATGTAACAATTACTGCTACAGGCACATCATTGGTATTAGCTGGGACTGGGTTTGTTGCTAGCTTATCTGTAAAATTAGCAGCTGATGGTATTGCAACTGCTATCAAAACTACTACAAGTAAATGGTTAATCAACGGTGTTGGATTGACAGTAGTATAACGCGGTAGCATTATCTTTTAGACCTAAATACAATACCGGAATCACAAACATGTTGAACTCCAAAGCAGCCTTCGGGCTGCTTCTTTTTGTCCACAAAATATCAAAATACCTCCTAAATATTATCAATGACATACGTCACACTGAGCTAACGGAGTGCGTTAGTTCTACTACCTATAAAGGAAAGCAAAATGAGTAAAAATTTCGTTGTAAAACATGGACTTGAAATAGCCAGTGGCGGTATTACTATTAACCAAGGCGGTCTTAATATTGTTGGTGGTGATATAACATTACCAAGCGTACTGAGAATTGGAACTGCATCTGGTGCTGATAGATTCCCAAATACCGTAGTTTCTATCTCTAATACTACAATTTCTACAAAACCATCTGAATTACACAACATTGGGTTATTAGCAGAAGGCACCGCTAATAGTTCAGACACTACAGTGTACGGTGTGGGTGTTTACGGTATTGGATATACAGCAGGCGCCACTCGTTCCGGTGGTGTTGTTGGTGAAGGGCATGTATCCGATACAACAGATACAGGATCGGCTATTGGTGTCCGTGGGTATTCATCAGACAATCATGCCAGTGGAATGAATATTGGTTTGTATGGAAGTGCTGCTAATGGTTTAACGAATTATGCATTATACATGCCAGCTGGTAATATCTATACCGGGTCATCGCAATCATGGACATTGGGTGGAGATCTAACTTTCTCTGGCGCATATGCTGTTACAATACCAACATTAAGTTTAACGAATGCTTTACCTGTATTGTCTGGTGGCACGGGTGTAACAACTTCCACTGGTTCAGGTAGCGTGGTATTAAGTAACAGTGCAGCATTGGCTACTATAACAGTTGGGACATCACTAGGGACTCCGAGTACTTCGTTTAATTTAATTAACGCGAATGCCACCACAGTAAACTTTGCCGGTGCTGCATCTGAATTGAATATATCTTCTGGTACTGGTACTACCACGATCAATAATGATTTAGTTGTTGCCGGTAATATTACGTTTGGTTCTGGTGCTACACAACTAAGTGCCACCGTGCTTAATATCGAAGATCCATTGATTTACTTAGCAGATAATAATGTCGCTGATACGTTGGATGTTGGTATAATCGGTGCTTATAAAATTAACGACGTTCACCTACATACCGGTATAATCAGAGATGCTTCTGATAAAGTATGGAAATTATTCAGTGGGATTACTTCCGAGCCAGTTGGTAATGTACTAGATCTGACGGATGCGGTGTACGATGATTTTCAAATAGGTAAATTGTCAACTACTGGTGTTAATAAAGTCACTATCACCGAACCTGATACTTCTGCAGTATTAACATTAGCAAACGGATCAACCTTGGCGACTTCCGGTGCTCACAGTATTACGTTAACAGCAACCGCTGATTCTGTTATAACTTTACCAACTACTGGTACTTTGGTAAGTACCACAACAACTGCATTATCTGATTTGTCAACAGTTGGTACTGTTACTACTGGTACTTGGTCCGCTTCATTTGGTGCTGTTTCTGGTGCTAACTTAACTGACTTAACAGCAGGTAACTTATCTGGTACTATTCCCAGTACTGTTTTAGCTAATAGTTCAGTGTATATTGGTAATACTACAATCGCACTGAATCGAGAGTCTGGGGATTTGGCACTCACTGGTGTTAGTATCGATGGTGCTTCAGGTGCTTTAGCAACCACAACTTCTCCAGTAGTTGTTAGTGGTACAGCATCCCCAGCCGTTGGTCAAGTGCTAACTGCTATATCTGCTACGTCTGCTCAATGGAGTGATATCCCTGAGAGTTTGGGGAGTACTGGAACGGTAACGAGTGTAAGTGGACAAGGTACGGTTAACGGTATTACCCTATCTGGCGTGGTAACACTCGATGGTCACTTAACATTAGGTGGTACGTTATCGGGAGTCGATTTAACTACACAAATAACTGGTATATTACCAGTTGTAAATGGTGGTTCTGGGACAACTAGTTCTACTGGAACCGGAAATCTTGTACTAGCAACTAGTCCAGATATTGGCACTTCGTTAACTACTTCGAGTACTTCGTTTAATTTAATTAACGCGAATGCCACCACAGTAAACTTTGCCGGTGCTGCAACTGCCTTGTCCGTTGGTAGTGCGACTGGTAATACAACAGTTAATAATAATCTAGTGGTAAGTGGTGATTTAACTGTTAATGGGACAAATAACATCATTAACACTACTAGTATCAATGTCCAAGATCCGATGATTTCAATGGCTAGTGGTAATACAGTTAATTCAGTAGATATTGGTTTTTATGGGTTATACAACTCCAACACTACCAGTAAATATACCGGGTTTGTTCGGGATGCTAGTGATAGTAATACTTGGAAATTATTCGATAACGTACCAATATTACCTGATACTACTGTCGATTTCACAAGTGCTACTTATTCTCCAATTAGAGTCGGTACCATTACAGGTACATCATTAAATAATGTCACGATAACTGCACCAGCAAACGGCGCGACGCTGACACTAGCAAACAATTCCACATTATCAACCGCTGGTAATTTTACAACGACTGGTGCTTATGCCATAACACTAACCGCTACCGCTGATACCTCTGTAACATTACCAACTACTGGAACATTATTGTCATCAGCATCGACGGTGTTTAATAAAGTAACTATCACAACACCGACTAATACCGCAACTCTGACACTAGCAAACAATTCTACACTATCAACTGCTGGTAATTTCACAACGTCTGGTGCATATCCCATAACACTAACCGCTACCGCTGCTACAACAGTAACATTACCAACTACAGGTGCATTAGTTGCAGATGGTTATACCACGACAGCTACCGCTGCTGGTACTACCACGTTAACAAATGCAAGTACATCAATGCAAGTATTCACTGGTACTACTACACAAACTGTTAAGTTACCAGACACAGCGACTCTATCAATTGGAAAAAGGTTTACCATTACAAATAATAGTACAGGTACTCTTACTATACAGACGTCTGCTGCTGGTGCAGTTGCTACACAAACAGCTGGTACGACAGCAACGTACACCGTTGCATCAATTGGTGCGCAAACGTGGGTAAGTGCAATTGTTCCGTTGATAAGTTCGGTAAATGGGGTGGATGGTATTGTTTCGGATGTTTCTGGTAATTTACGTTCTATTCCACAAGTTTCAAAATCTGCAGCTTACACGTTAGTTGCTGGGGATAATGGTAAAAATATTAACATTACGACAGGTGGTATTACTATTCCTACAAGCAGCGTGTTTATTGCAGGTGACGTAATTTCAATCTACAACCGATCGGGATCTGCTCAAAACATTTCTTGGTCGGGTGGTACGGTTTACAGTTCTGGAACTTCCGCAGCGAAATCTTCACCGTTGTCATTGGCTGCTCGTGGTATTGCAACGATAATGTTCGTAACCGGGGGTACTTCGCCTGAAATTGTAGTATCTGGTAACGTGTAATTAGTAGTTTATATTGATAGTAGCAGCCTTCGGGCTGCTTCTTTTTGTCCACGAAATATCAAAATACCTCCTAAATATTATGTAATGACATCAGTCAATATGGACTAACGGAGTGCGTTAGTTCTACTACCTATAAAGGAAAGCAAAATGCGTAAAAATTTCGTTGTAAAACATGGCCTTGAAATAGCCAGTGGCGGTATTACTATTAACCAAGGCGGTCTTAATATTGTTGGTGGTGATATAACATTACCAAGCGTACTGAGAATTGGAACTGCATCTGGTGCTGATAGATTCCCAAACACAATAGTTTCTATCTCTAATACTACGTTATTTACAAAACCATCTGAATTACACAACATTGGGTTATTAGCAGAGGGCACTGCAAATGGTTCTGATACAACGGTATACGGTATCGGTGTATATGGTGTTGGTTATACGGCCGGTGGTACCAGATCAGGTGGTGTTGTTGGTGAAGGACACGTATCAGATACAACAGACACCGGTTCATCGATCGGTGTACGTGGCTATGCGTTAGATGCACATGCTGGTGGAATGAATATTGGTTTGTATGGAAGTGCTGCTAATGGTTCGGGAAATTACGCACTGTACATGGCTTCTGGTGATATCAATTCAGCAACTACACAATCGTGGTTTTTGAATGGTGATTTAACATTTTCTGGTGCATACACCGTAACTATTCCAACATTAAGTTCTACGACGGTTAATGCGACGTCAGTTAACAATGTGACTATCACCAAACCAGCAGCCAATTCGACACTTACTATACTTGATGGAAAAACGTTAACCGCAAATAATACATTAACCTTCACTGGTACTGATTCTTCTTCTGTGAATTTTGCTGCAGGTGGTGATGTAGTTTACA